GCTTCCCAAGCTTGAGAGGCGGGTTCGATTCCCGTATTCCGCTCTAAAACGTAAATAACTGAAAAACAACGAATTACATTACTTTTATGAGAGAATATAATGTACAAACGTTAACACGTTTTTGCATTTAACGTGGCAAATATGGGCATATTTAGGTATAAAGCGACACGATTTAGTACCCAAATCAGTACCCAAAGAAAAAATGGGTACTAAAATGAAAGAAACAGATCATGAAATTATATGTATATTGTGATTCCACGAAGACTAACAAGGATGGATGTATCCCCGTTATGTTGATTGTTAAGAATAACAAAGGACGGTTTTTGATAAATACAGGACTGACGACAAAAGAAAAATTTACGGGCAGAGAATTTCCAAAGAGTGAAAAGAATAGAACGGCTAAAACAAGTGCACTTGGGCGGTACTTACTTAAAGTGGAGGAAATCTGTTTGTTGAATAGCGAACTTGATAACAATAAACTTAAAGAGAAGATAAATAGTGAGGTGTTTTCCAAAGGCAGCGTTAAGGGAAAGACGCTTGCCCACTACATTAGGCAATATGCAGATAGTATGATTAATCGTGGAACGTCAGAGGTGTATTTAAGGACTGCACATCGTGTTATGATATTTGATGATACTGCAACGTTTGATAGTGTTGATAGGAATTGGCTTGAAAACTACAAATCACACTATAATAAAACGCTAAAGACAAATACAATATCCATTGATTTGCGTAATATACGTACTGTATTTAATAGGGCTATAGATGATGAGATCACTATTAAATATCCTTTCAGGAAGTTCAAAATAGCTTCTGAACGTGTTATTATAAGGAATCTGGACGCTAAACAAATAGCACAGTTCAGAGATTGCAAAGTTTCTTCATGGTTGGATATTTACAGAGATTTATTTATGCTTGATTTCTATTTATGTGGAGTAAATGCAATTGATTTGCTTATGTGTAAGGGTCTTACAAATGGGCGTTTCTTGGGTAAACGTGCCAAGACAGGGGCGATGATAGATTTGCCCGTAGAAAAGGAAGCAATGGATATTATAAACAAGTATAAAGGAAAAGATTATTTATTATCTCCTATGGATAATAGAAGTGGTTATCGCTCGTTTGAGAGAATCTGGAATGACAATCTAAAGAAAATAGGAAAGGAAGAAAAGGTAAAAGACAAAGTGGGAAAATTAAGAAAGATAATCTACCACCCACTATTTGGCAAAGATTTTCAAATGACGACATACGTTGCTCGCTATTCGTTTGCGTCAATAGCTGCATCTATTGGCATTGACAGAGAAACTATTGCGCTTTGTTTAAGTCATTCGTGGGCGGATGTCACCGACCATTATATTAATTACGACAGAAGTCGTGTTGATAAGGCGGTAAGGGCGGTTATTAAGCATGTGAACGGCATTAAAACGATTGATAATAAGTAGTTAATCGAAAAAGTCATTCATTAGTGGAATTTATAAGGTAATAGCGTATATGAATGAGGAAAAATGCGTAATTTTGTAGAAAAATTGTAGAAAAAAATGGAAAAGAAAGAACTTAAATCGCACACAGTTAACGCAGATTTACTCACGGAAGAACAGAAAAGGCTTTTCTGGGCAAAGAAAACAATCGAAAAATTTAAGGAATACGACAAGCAACGGACTGAATACGTACATAGAATTGAGCAGGATTATCAAGTGTTAAGGAAAAGATATGATGAACTTGAAGCCGAACTTTATGGAAGCAAAGATGAACCGTTGAAAAAAGGGGATCGAACGAGGGCAAGGAAGATTGCAGCGTACAATAGAATCATGCGAGGGGAGCACGCATTGCAGGTCATGCAGGAGAAGTACATGATTGATGGAAACTATACACCAGAATTTAAGGCTTTCCTCCGTGACTACAAGGCATCAAGGATAAAGGAGCAGTGTGAAAGCCTTGTAGAGAAAAACAAGAAGCTTACGAAGGACAATGAGAAACTTTTGTATCAGCTGGTGAAATGCCGTGAACGCATCAGGGAACTGGAGCAAGGTGATAATAATAGTTAATACTTTGTCTATCGTCTTGCGTATATGGATAATGTTTTGTATCTTTGCATTGTCTAATAATTCGCAGTGGACGATGCTACGGCTCTTCCGCTACATGGAGGGGCATTTTTTATGCTCGTCTATTTTCGAGGAACAACGATACATGCGTATCGCCCCTTGACTACATTGTAATGGTGTAGTCGTGCTCTCACTGCGAAGCATTAGACAAAGGGTAGCGGTACGCTTTCATTGTGTATCAACCCAATAGTGTTCAATCGTCTAAAAAATCGCAGAAATGGACGAAATTCAAATTTTCAAAAATCCGCAGTTTGGAGAAATCCGGACGGCAGGAAACTCCAACAATCCTATGTTTTGTTTGGCAGACGTATGTAAAGCAGTTGGTTTATCAGCAAAGGGTGTAAACCAAAGACTTAGCGATGAGGTAATTTCAAATTACCCCATCATCGACAATCTCGGAAGGACTCAACAAGCACTTTTCGTAAATGAAGACGGCTTGTACGATGTAATCCTCGATAGTCGTAAACCCGAAGCGAGGCAATTTCGCAAATGGGTGACATCCGAAGTATTACCTTCAATTCGCAAGACTGGTGGATACATTGCATCCACCCAAGACGACAGTCCAGAACTTATCATGGCACGTGCATTGCAGGTTGCACAGGCAACAATCGACAGACACAAGCACCAGTTGGAGCAGGCAAACGAACGCATTGCGCTGCAAAGCACACAACTTAAACAACAGGCTCCAAAGGTGAAGTACGTGGACGAAGTGCTGCAAAGCGTGAACACCTACACAAGTACACAAATGAGCAAGGAGTTAGGCATGAAAGATGCAGACAGACTTCATAAAGCACTAAGGGAAAAGGGCGTAATGTTCAAGCAATCTGGACAATGGATGCTAACTGCAAAGTATTGCGGTCATGATTATACAAAAACACGCACGCATCAGTTTACACGTAGTGACGGGTCCACGGGCACGAACGCTATAACGGTGTGGACAGAAAAGGGGCGTGCTTTCCTACATAATACTTTTAACCTTCAAATAATTAAAGAGATTGCGTAATCATGAAACAAATCGAGTTGTGTACTAACACAGAAAACGTACTAACACTTAAGCGACAAATTGAGGAAGTATTTAAAAACATTGCAGAGTTTGTAGATAAGAACTGTGTAAATGCCGAAGCGATTAACGACCGCTTGATGGGCAGTCTTTCCGTAGCAAATGAAATCCTCGATAAAGAACTAATCGCAAGTATCAACGAAGAATTTGTGCGTAGCAAATTTGAAAGAATCTGATTTTTGCGTTTTTCATTTACAAAAAGGGAACACTAATAAATGAAGTGTTCCCTTTATTTTTACCTTTTTGTAAGCCATTCAGCTGCTTTCTTAAGGCTATCAGCTAAATGCACTTTATCTACATTATCCATTATCTCCAATCTCCACTGCGGGGACTTCTTTCTGTAGAGGAAGCATTTTGTATCATCCTCACTGTATTCTATCCCATAGGGTTGATTAAAGCACTTTGAGCCGTGATGACGTACAACCCACTCGCCTAACTCTCGCATGATCCGTGCAAGTTCTTCAGGTATGTGTTTAACATCTTCAAGTGGTGTTACTTTCTGTGTGTCGTTGAATTTACCATCTTCAAAGGTAACAACGATACCGTTTTCTTTATCAGTAAGCACCCACCCATTAGGGAGAGTGCTGCTCTTTTGCATTATGTATTTAGACATCTTTTATTTATAATTTTATGTTTAACTCTTTTTCAATTTCGTCTATAAGACATTTATCTGCACACAGGTCCACAACGCCTAATAACTCATTTGTCATTGAGCCTGTGGGGTAAATATGAGAACTAAAGCGATACTTTTTACATTTGTAATAGTAATAACGACTTTCGCTTTTGTTGCTCTGTATGCAACGAGCGTTTTGAGAGATAAGGTAGCGTTCAAATTTATTTACCTTGTCGTGTAGGCGTGCGCTTTCTGTGTCCCTTTCCTCATATTCAGTCTTAAATATGGAATATGCCTGCATTATGGGCATGTTTCCAAATTTATGGAAAAAGGCTACGTTTGTTTTTCTTCTTTCGTGTCCTTGCTTTCCAACAACCTTTGTGTAGTTACACTTAAAGGTGTGTAATATCAGGTTCCTCATAATCTTTACAGTTATTATGGTGTGTCTCACCTTTTAAAAAGTTTATTATCGTTGTATCAGTCGTTAATTTCCACGACTGATACTTGTTTCGGCTAAACGGATGGGGTTATACCTGCTTGTATGGATATTTCTCTTATTCTTTTAATGTCAAGTAAAGGTTTGGTTGCCTTTTCGACCTTCAACCAATCTTCTTCACCGATTGCAGTCATGAGAGATACCACGTCATCTATGTTATTTGGATACTCGTCAATCAGTTCCTTTGTTTTGTAGGCAAGTTTTTCCAACTGTGAAGCCTTTGACTTATCCATTCTGTCGGCAAGCGATAAAAGACGTTTCTTTATTTCGTCTTTTGATATAGTTTTGTCCTCAGCAATAGCTTGCAAGACATTTGTAAAATCTTCAATTGCTTTCATATTCATTGTTTTTAGTTATTGCAACAAAGGTATAAGAAGAACCTTTGTCGCAAAGTTATTAATTTTATTTGAAAAGAGAAAATATTCCCTTATTTAATCCTCTCGACTCGCAAACATATCTGTAAGACATCTCGATATTTGGTCGCCCTGCATTGGTGTGTCCTGCCATCTGTGATATATCCTCAATGCTTACCCCCGCAAGTGACAGATTCGTGACAAAGGAACGTCTCATGGTGTGTGATCCAATGAATTTCCATTTCTCGTCCGTGATAGACTTGCCACCATGAAAGACAACTACCTTCTTCCTTATTCCACACTGAAAGCATATAAACTTCAAAATCTTGCAGAAATACGATATACGGATAGATTTTACATTATCCGTGTAATCATTCGCAAGGAGAGATTTAAGCCATTTGTGTACGGGAACAATGACCTCTACGGGGTGTTTTTGTGGAACATACACAAGTACTTCCTCGTTTTCTCCATACTTTTGTATGTTTGCAAGTGTCATACGCCTGCAATCAATATTGCGTGCACCTGTAATTGCCTCTATGAGGGCTATATTCTTTACGTAACGCTCTCTTTCACTCTTAGGCTTATAATCATATATCTTCTGCAATTCGTGCTGCGTGAGGTAAATATTCTGCACGGGCACTTTCTTTGCCTTCAGAAGATTTCCAAATGTTTCTGACTTAATAGGCTTTGTTGCCCTATTACGATTAAGCACTGCTTTAAGTTCTGCACAGATCGTGCGAACTGAATTTGGTGCAAGTTCAAATTCCATATCATCCTTCAGGTCGGAGATAACATCGTCTGTGAGGTCTTCCCACTGTGGGGCATGTCCTAAGATGTTGCGTAAACGAACGAGTGTTGTAACTCTGTTCGGATGCTTCCTTATCCACGTCCACACAAATGTATGTGTGTCGGTTGGAACATCTTTCGTGATAAAGCCGTGCTTGATAGCACTGCTAAATCGTTGTTGTTGCTCTAATGTTAGTTGTTTCATAATTCTCAAAGTTTTAATTAAATGTAACCAACCACACTATTAAATATGATTGGCTTGTTTGGCTATCAATGGCTTGACAAATGTAGATTGTTCCTAACCACATCTTGTGATCCTGCGGTTGGGTTACAATGCTCGTCAATCCATCCACGTCTTTCCAACTCGTCAAGGATATAGGATCGCTCTTTCCTTGAAAGTCCGGGTGTTTTGAAATACCCAGAGCATTTTATATCAACAATAGCCTTGATAATAGTTTTTTCGCTTACATTTCTCATTTTATTAATTTTAATTGGTTGTCATCGCACTCCCATATGAAACTAATCACGTGGGAGAATTTCGGCTTAATCATTCAACATGTCACGCATTTGGATAAGTCTAAGTGCGCTTTCGTCAAACCAGTTCTTAACAAATCTTGCTCCTGCTATTGAACTCTTGCAAAATCCCCAACTTTTACCAATTTGTATAATGTCATAATCGGTAAAAGCTATATTTATACAAGACGGCAAACCACGCAAATATTGCGCAAGCCGTTCACACTCGTTTGGATAAATACGCTTGTTATACGGGTTCCCGTACTCATCTTCAAATGTTTTGAAGACAAAGTTTATCCTCTCCTTATCTGTTGCGTTTTCTCCGATTTGCTCGATGTTGATACAATCAAGTAAATACTCAAATTGAACTCTATAGCACTTGTCTAATTTAAAATCTTTCATAACTCCTAATATCAATTGGTTATTATCGCACAACTCACAATGATTAGATTGTGGGTTGCAATTTGACTAAAGATACTTAGAGATACCACTATCCTTAAGTGCTTTTTTAAACACCGCCATGAGGTGAAATTTGTTAATGAGATAACAGTTAATCCAAATGGAAATATCGTAATCTCCAATAACAGAAGATGCGATTTGTATTGCCATGTAGTCTTCCAATTTTATAGAAGGAGGATTTTTCTTTAATCTTTGAATAAGACCCTTGATAACATTCAGATTCTCTTTTTTAAATTCCTCGAATCTTTTTAAAATAAGAGGATAAAAATGATATATCTTTATCTCCATAGTCTTTGCCTCCATCACATCCACAGGAGGCAGATTAAAATCTTTGCTCATAATCTTTACTTAATTGGTTAATAATTGCACCATATTGTTAACATCAACAATATGGTTGTTTGGCGTTAGATGAGGCTCACCTCGTAAACTCCCTTCTTTCCTTTCTCTACAATAAAACCATTCATTATTTGCAGCATATATACTGCGTTCTTAATAAACGGCTTGTCAATGAAGACAAAGGGAACGGCTTGCCCTTTCTGAACAAGTGTAAGTTGTTCCTCCCATGAAAACTGATTTATCCAGTCCTCTACTACTGTCATGTCCTTCCATCCACCTTTTGGAGGATTGTCCATTTCGATGAAACGTTTGGGACGTATGAGAAGCTTGTCCTTCAGATCATGCGTTTTAAACCAGTTGTAAACGCACTCTGTAAATCCTTCTTGGTCAAACTTCTCCTCGATGTAGCCTTTTTCTCTTAACAGTGTGGATGCTTGTACTAATTTCTTTACCATAATTCTTAAAATAGTTTTGATTAATAAAGGGTGCTACCATTTAATCAAAAATGGCAGCACAATTTGGCTTAGTAGTGGTAATCAATAATTCCACCGACATAGTACGTGTGTTCGTTTCCAAGCACCTGTCTTGCCCACGCCCATAGCGGCATTAGGTATCCGAACTCTTCATCGTAGATGTAGAAAGCACAGAAACACGCTCCACTTGCTACTTCCTTCATCTTCCAGAGGTTAAATTCCTCTGCGACCTCAACGGCTTTTTCCCTCCAGTCAGAAAGAAATGTTTCATCTTTACCGACAGTGATTTTCTCACCGTCCAGAGTGAACCCGATTTTATCAAGCTGCTCTTTTAGCCAATCAAGTTCTACCTCTCGTGAAGAATCAGGCTCCATAACGTAGTCTGCTCCGTCTATCTCGTGAAGACTTTCTTCGATTTCTAAGCTTGATGAGTTTAAACGCTCGTTTTCCTCAACTCTTTCCTTGCTTACTTGAATAATTCTTGAATGTGACATAATCTTAAAATTTTAATTTGGTTAATAATCGTGGTAAAAAATGGCAGCGCATTTCACAACGAACCACCATTAAACCTATTATGACTGCGCACACGGTGTAAACAAATACACCATGCACAATTTGGCTTCATTTGGAAAAGAAGAACTTATATATTATGCTCCGTTCCTCGACATTTGTCACCCTGCACGATGACATATTTCCATCAGTGCTATCAGTGAAGGGAGATATATAAGCTTCTATCCTTTGAAAAATCTCATCTGAAACACCCTTGTCAATCACACTTATTTCAAGCCAGTTAGCTTTCGTGTTGTACGTTATCTTTGTAGCAACGTCAAGGCAGAAGCCTAAAACGGACACTGTATGTTTATGTACATTGTCAACGCACTGACCTTCAAAGATGTCATAAACAAAATCTGTGATAACATTTTTGTCATCAAGATTTGCAGGAATCAATTCTTTCATATCTTTTTATTTTACTTGGTTAATAGAGTAGGGAGAGTGCGCAAACACCGACCCTACATCGTGGCTTATTTCTGATTATTCACAACCATGTCAAAAACATCAAATGTAATGTGGCATGTTTCCTGTTGCTTCACTTGTTCGTGAAGTTCCTTTCCTATCGTTTCAGATAGCTTGCGCAAATTATTAAGACTATCCATAAGCGTTTTATTTTCCATATTCTGTTAATATTTGGTTTATTGAACCCACACAGAGAATATTTCACCCCGTGTGGGCAAGCGGTTAATCTGTAAAGCCTTTAAGCCTTTATTAGTCTTCTCAAAATCTCCAAATCTTTGCGCTTTGGATATTCCTCATTTTTCGTAACGTCAATTAATGGCATGTCGTCAATTGTTTTCGTCCACTTTTTGCCCGTCTTTGGACTTTGGTATGTAACCTTATAATGTCCGTAACCTGCAAACAAAAATGTAAAATCTGATTTTTCAATTTTCGTACTCATAATCTCTTTATTATTTGGTTGATAATGTAGCTATGCACGAAACAAATCGCACATAGCCTAAGTTTAGCAATAATAAAACAGAGCAGAAGTACGCCCAATAATAGCGTATAACTTGTTTGTCTTATCTCCACGAAACAAAGCACCATTCAAGCCGTAAACTCCGCTCGAATAACTGATTTGTGTTACACTCTCGGTTATCTGCTTGCACTCTGTAATCTCCTCGGCTGCACCAATCTTTACCAAACGGCGCAACTCTTTCACTGCTACTTTTTCCATAATTCCTAATATTTATTGGTTATTATCGTACTCCCACGTGAATTTAACCACATGGGAGAATTTCGGTTTAACTGTTTTCGTACTCAAAATCTGAATACCAATTTGCTACTTCCTCCAGAGCAAACCACGCAAACGTATTGTATATCCAGACCAAATCTGAATTGTACCGACCATACAACGCCCGCCCGACTTCATCTTCTGAAAAGTCACCATCTTTAATACCTCCAAAGTTCATTACCATTTGAAGCGTATTTTCACCAAGTTCAAACGCTAAATCATTCAAACGCTCGGTGATAATCTTGCGATTTCGTCTCCAGAATGCAACAGTTTCAGAATAATAAATGAAACCTCCAAAACCTCCAGCAGCTCCACAGGGAGAACTTGAAACGTTTCTCATTTCGTCTTGAAAATCGCTCCAATCTCTACCCGTTTGACGCTTTACTGCTTTGATTAACTTTCCGTCTGTATTTGTGAACTCAACGAAATCTTTCAATCTTAACTTTGCCATAATCTCAAAACTTTATTTGGTTAATAATAGAACCGCCTCGAATTATCGTACTCGAAACGGTTAATTTTGGCTTCATGCAGTATAATCATAGCCTACACCGCAATAATGATAATTACCATTGGGTAATTTTACCAATCCTCTATAAATCGTACAAAGCTTCACCTTTCGTGCCTCCATACTATTGTAAAGGGCGTGAATCTGTCTTGCTGCATCAATTCGTCTCATATCTCATTCTTTTAATTTGGTTTATAATGCCATCGCAGCACGCATTTATCGTACTGCAACGAATTTTAGGCAATGTGAACAATACAAACATTATCACGCACGGAAATAATTTCAACGTGAAAATAAATCGCTTGTAATTCTGCTATCCTTTCATCCAATACACGGAGACAAGGAAATTTTATCGTCTTACTCATAATTCAAAAAATTTATTGGTTTTCATTCGCACCGTCTGACATCATTACGACATCAGGCAGCATTTGGCATCAAAGCATATTTTCAAGCCTTAATATTTCGTGGTAATAACAACGAATAAATCTGCTTCCGCTTTCAGTTCTGCAAAGCTTCTGAAGCATGCGGCAATATACCACACATAACAGAACGCATAACAACGAACCACAGAAAAGCAACATAACAGGCATAAACAATACGCACGCAATCAAATGTAATTTAATTCGCTTCATAATCTTAATATTTTATTGGTTATAAATGATGATGGCACAAAAATTAATTCATGCCATCCGATTAGCCATGGTTTTTGCTTTCACTTCTGTTATTTTATTGTTTTGATTTCGCTTCACGAAAAGCAAATACCATATTATTTAACGCATAATTACGGCGGTCTTTTCAGTGTGTCCGCATAACAACAACGGCAATTTTATTTTTGTTGATGATAGGTTTATTTATTGCGCTTTCCCTATCCGTGTTTTTGGAAACCACCCCAACGCACACGACACGAAGCGTAATTTAAGAATATGATTTGTATCATACGCTATTTTTGTTATCTGATCCCATATTTGATTAAATAAAAAATACATTCCATAAAATCACAAAATCAAATATGGATAACAAAAACAACAATTTTAAAGAATTTCACACCGTCCACCGTCTCCACGGATTTACGGACGTGTCCACATCTTTTCAGATGTGCGTTAAAAATGTGCGCCTTGTCCAATTCGCACGGACTGCAAAAATCTGCAATTCTAAAAATATAAAGCGCAAAATTACCCACCCAAATTTGATTGGGTGGGTAAAATCATTTGCAACAACATTTAAAAGGGTTCGTTTGTCTGATTCCTTTTCCTTCCTTTCATTATAACCCCAAATCATTTAAATACTCATCGTATAAACGGTGTAGGGTGTCTTTCTTCTGCTTGTCAGTCATTGACATATTAGCGATAAGTTGTAAACTTGTCTCCATGTCGTTTAACCGTTGCTTTGTGTCGCTTGACTCGCAAAATTGGTCAAATGTTAGACGCTTTGCCATCTTTTTTGCCAAAATACGCTTGGCGTCCTCTATTTTGATAACGGACTTAATAACGTTTAAAACGTTCGCTTCGTTAACAGCACCAACGGGTGAAAGATAATAACTTTTCTTTCCAACCTTAACCGCTGCAATGTCATTTGCGTTAACCTTGCTTTCACTTAGCGTGTATGCAAAGTTCTTTGTTAATTCCATAACGGACTTTAAACCGCCAGCACTTTGTATGTGCTGTTTCATTTCACACAAAAGGCGTAAAGCCTGGATGTTAGAAACTACTTGAACGGCCTTTGCGTTCTTTACATCGTTAACACTCACTTGCTTGTTTGCTAAATTTGTCATAATAGTAAAATTTTAATGAATTAATAAATTATGTAATCTCGTCGTGCCGCTGCTATCGAAAGCGTATACACATCAGGCAAACAGCCTAACAGTATGCGGCACGTAATAGACAAATACCGAGTTGTTGCAATAAGTCAAAGAGAATAAGGGGGCTTCCTTCCTCGTCCAAGTACTTAACCTTTCCTTATTTTTTATACTACAAAGATACGAAGTAATTTGCAATATAACAAACAAAATAAACACTTTAATATAGTAGTAAAGCGTTGATAATCAATGAGTTATAAGAAACTTTCAGTGAAAGAATATGCAATATAACGCATAAATTAACCATAATTTGCAAATAAGCGCAAATTTATTGCAAAGAAACGTTAATAATTTAACAATTATCACTACCTTTGTAGACGGTATAAATATACGGGTATAACGTATGGATATGCAAAGAGCAAATGAGACAGAAAAAAAGAAGAAGAAGGGAAGCGAGAGGATGAGAAGGGAAGGAGTGACAAAAGTTAAAATTTTTAACACTTCTGAGAGGTCGAGAAGGGGCAAAAAGCATGCCAATTTTGTTTGTTATATGTAGTAACAAACACCCACCCCGGGGGTCTCGGCGCTTATAAACAAGCGCCAGTAACCCCACTTAAAATTTTTTCTTTCCCAAAATTTTTTCTTTCTTAATTTTTGTTTTAAGTGTTTCTTATTGTTAAAACCATAAAAAAGCGAAAAACGGTCAATTTTACGGAATGTATATTTATCCATCATTGCTATTTGTTAAATAGTATTAATTATTCTCTTATTACTACATATATAGTGTAGTATATGTATATTTATTCTTATATTTGTACTATGTAACTTTGGTTGTTTTGATTTAAAGGGGGTCAAATGGTGGTTTTTCGCTAAAAAACGTGTCCTTAAACCCTCGTAATCAACGAGTAATGGTAGTGTATATAGGCTTAAAAAATCCTACACAAATATACACGAAAACTCGAAAACGTACACACATGGTGTATAAAAGGCTATATTTTATGACAGACGGAGATAAATTAGACATCATTTACGCTTCATTATTGGAGCAATCGAGGAATCCCAAATATGCGTTTGGTTCATTGCGTGTAAATTGGGGTTATACGAACAGTCCATCGTATAATGACAACAAATCACGTTTTGACCAGTCGATGGAGATGTTTGCACGTGATTGTGGTTTACGTTATTATAATGGGAACTACTATTTCTATAATGGCAAGATATACGACATTGTATCAACAGAGGTTGTTGAAATGGCGTATGAAACGTTGTTGCGTGATTTATGTTTAGCACCGATGATGCACAAACCGATTATTCGCCGTGAGGGTTTCATGCGCACGGTTGCGTTTCGCAATTCGTTTGTTCCTCGTTTGGATTTGATTGGTTTTGAAAATGGTGTATTGGATTTAAGCAATCCGAAGAATGCTTCATTTGTTCCGTTTTCCCCTGAATTACCGATTACATATTATCGTCCGTATCGTTATGACGAGAATGCGAAATGTGATCGTTGGCAGTTCTTTTTGCGTGAGGTGTTGCCCGATAAGACGTCAAGGACGATATTGCAGATGTTCTTGGGATTGGGACTAACGCAGCGCAATGTGGCGTTTTCCGAAAGCTGGCGTCATAATGCCGGGAAGGTTGAATTGTGTCTATTGTTGATTGGTGGTGGTGCGAATGGCAAGAGTGTTATCTTTGATGTCATGCGTGCGTTATTTGGTGATGCGAAGATAAGTAAACTTGACTATTCAACATTGACCGCAGGTGGTGATGAGGGATTGCGTGGTCGTTTGCCGATTCGTGGAATGACATTCAATTGGTCGAGCGACAGTAATCCGAGGAAGTTTGGTGGAAGCAAAAGCGAGCAGAACCTATTCAAGCAGATTGTCTCCGGTGAGCCTGTTCCCGTTCGTGGAATTGGTCGAAACATTGAAATGTGCGATGAGGTGCCGTATTTGATATTCAATATGAATGCCCTTCCGAACATTGATGATGATTCAAATGGAATGGTGAGACGATTGCAGATTATTCCATTTGACATAACGGTGCCGCTATCGAAACGTGATCCGAATTTGTCGGCAAAAATCATTCAAAATGAATTGCCGGGAATATTCAATTGGGTGATGCGTGGAACAAAGGAGTTGTTCCGTAGAAAGTTCCGTTTCCCCGATGCCGAGGGAAGCCGAATGGCAATGCTCAAAACCCTCATTACACGTTCCCCTATCATTGCGTGGGTCAAAACGTATAATATCCGTTGCGATAAGGAAGCACCGAATGAGGTTCCTGTTCACATATTGGGAAATGACCTTTATGCAGCGTTTGTTCGTTTCTGTAAGGACAATGATGTTGATGAAACGCTTATTCCAACATCAAATCGTTTTGGTCGTGATATGCGTGACAAGCTTAATTTCTTCAAGAAGCGCACGGGAAGCGGTGTTTATTATGAGGTGTATGGAATCACGCTTGACAGATTGAAGCAGCCTGTATTTGTTACGGATATTCAGGAAATCGAGGGTGAAGCGGACGATGATAATGAATCATTCATTAAGGATAATGACTGAAATGGGAAAGGATTGGACAGGAAACAAGGAGGGTCTTTTTAGCATGCTTGGTGCGAGCAATCATTCCGATGGCGAACGTGATACGAACGACTATTACGCAACAGAATCAAAGGCAGTTGAGTTACTGATGAGTTTGGAGTCGTTTGATAAGAATATCTTGGAGCCGTCATGTGGCGAGGGACATATATCGGATGTTTTGAAATCGCATGGCTATAATGTTGTCAGCCGTGATTTGATTGACCGTGGGTATGGCAATGTTGCTGATTTCCTTTCCGATGACAATACGGAATGGAATGGCGACATTGTTACCAATCCTCCTTATAAATATGCACAAGAGTTTGTTGAAAAGGCACTCCGGATAATACCCGATGGTCATAAGGTCGCAATGTTTCTGAAGGTTCAGTTCTTGGAGGGCAAGCGCAGACGAAAGATGTTCGATATTACGCCGCCGAAGCGTATATGGGTCAGCAGTTCACGCCTAAAGTGTGCAATGAATGGTGATTTTGATAAAACGACAAGCAGTGCAGCGTGTTATGCTTGGTTTGTTTGGGAGAAGGGTTTTCGTGGCGATACGATCGTCAAATGGTTCAATTAAATAATGGTTTTTCCTATGTTAAATGAAACGGATTTGAAGATTGAGAAGATGTCGATGCTTAGGCGCATTGGTGAAGCCGTCAAGGACTTTGTTAATAAAACGGGATATGACAACGTGAGCATTGGTGCAACGTGTTGTGATGGTGAGTTTATGACAGATGATGGTAAAATGCACGAGGGACTTCATATTGAGTTCACGTGTGATTATTATAACCCTGAATGGGATAACGAAGATGATGAATAGGTTTTTTGAGGTTCAGGACCGTACATACGGCAAGCAGATGATTAATCTTGACAATGTCGAGATTTTGTCAGAGAAGTCATACGAGGTTGTTATGACAGGTGGAAAGCGTTTCAAGATTATCAAGGAAAGCTTTGATGGCTTGCTTAATGAACTTAAAAAGCCATATTCCGATGCTACGGCAGAGAAAATGTGTCAATTGCAGAATGATTTGACTGTTGCAAAGCAGGCGATTGAGAACATCTATGTTGCCCTTCTCGATTCAACCATTACGCCATCGACACTTGGAAAGGTAAATGACGATGCTCTTGACGGAATATTGTCAAGTTGTTATACAGAAATTAAGAAACTTCAAAACAGATAACAAATGGCGGATTTTTTAGACATCCTACGTGATTTCACTCATTTTACAGAAAAGGTTGAATGTAAAATGCGTCATTTTACTGATAACGCACAGCTTCCCGATGAGATTGATATGTACAATTTCTTTGAGCAGTGTGGTGGTCGTGCAGAGTGCAGGATGTACGACTATTCAATGACGATTTGCAGTATTGTTGATTATGTCCGCTTTTATGATGATGCGATTAACATACGCTATCATATCGGCAAAGCGAAATACTATGCGCTACGTTTTAATGGCAGGGGCGTGTTCCTTGTGAGTGAGAAACGTTATAACGAACTTAAAGGAAAGAAAGGATAATGATTATGGGAAAGTTTATTGAACTTAAAATTCTTACAACGTCAATGGGGACGACTGAGACAAGTCCAATGATGTTGGATATTTCGCAGGTGTCTGCGGTTTTGTGCAATCACGGGATGTATCGTGTTTATATCGGGTCCACCCGTTTTGATTTGACGGAGGATAGCTATAACAAGCTATGCTCTGCTCTTAAGGACTATAAAGAGCCTTCTGAATCTATCCTCTGTAATTTGCAACATGACCATACATGGATCAAGCAGGGACTGTATAACCTTATAAAGATGGTGGAGGAGGGTAGTCTAAGTTATCGTCCCGCTATTCTGCTTTCATGCCACGATAAGGATTTGGAAGCGGGTTGGGGTGTCCTCCATCGGCGCATTTGTGGTATGCGTGGTCGCATTATTGATTTGGAAAAAGAAGTGAAACGTATGACAGAACCTAATAAAGAGCAATAACGACATGTATATAGTCCAGACAACAGATTTGTTCAATTTCCGTGATGTCTTTGCATCAAGCCACCCACAAGTAGCCTTTGAGTATATGAAGGGGTTGGAGAAGTGTCATGGAAGGGTGTTTAGGATCATCAAGCAGTAATAATAAAAAAAAGAGTAGGGTATGGAACGAGAATTTAAGTTTGAAGTTGGTCAATACGTAAAGATTACGGAGGAAGAGTTGAAAAGGAGGACTTTCTTGCCTAATTATCCTTGTAAGATAACCTATCAGTTCTTTAATGGAGATTTTAATATCTACGTTATAGATATAGGTGATAATAAAGAGGAAACAATATTAGAAGGCGATTTAAGATTGTATGCTAATAATAGCAACGATTATGGCACTATTCATGGGATGCAAGAAGAAATACTTGCTCTACAACGGCGCATGACGATTCTTGAAGTTGAGGTTAGTAAAGCAAACCGAGAATACAAGGCTTTTTCATCACCTATAAGTAAAGTTAAAGGAGGCGGTGGAAGCAACCCTTATAAAGTGGAAGCAGATGTTATAAAGTAGAAGCAGCAAAGCCAAAGTGTAAGTAATAAAACAAATTAAACAACAAGATAAACAAAGAATATGAAAAAGTACATTGGAACAAAAGAAGTGAGTGCCACCCCTGCGTGGCGGATAGATGGCAAGGTTTATCCCAAGGATGGTCAAGTGCCACGTTCTATGAATCGTGAAGATGGCTATAAGGTAGTCCATGAGGATGGCTACGAGAGTTGGTCACCAAAAGAAGTGTTTGAAAAGGCTTACAAGATTGCTGACACGTTCCTTGACCGATTACATATTGAGCAAAAAGACGTGATGAGTAAGTATCATGCGTGTGACGCTTTTATCAACTCTGATAAGTTCAGAGAAATAGTAAAGGACGACTATGCCGCTTTCTTACTTTCGTTCCAGAGAGAACTTTTGTGGTATTACATGGGTACACTCGGCAACAGAATGGCACTTGCACAACAACTTAATTGCAGTGATTTCTTCACATATAAACCTATCAGTATAGCTATCCATGCTATGAATTTAGGCTATGCGGTAAGAAGAAGCCATTGGGATAATAAGAACTTGGTTGTAATTAAACAAGTTCCTGCTCACATTGAAGGTGACATTATTCCTAAGATGCAATCACTCTCTAATCAAGCAAAGGATTTGATTGGAAATGGGAAGAATTGCATAGATTATAAGGATCAATGCCTTCTTTATAATAGAGAAACAGGTGAAGCGACAAGTTGGAGCCCGTCTACGGAGGATTTATTCGCAAAAGATTGGAGAATTGTATTCGAGTAACTTTACAACGACATTATAAAAACAAAACAATTATGGCAGTAACAAAAGAAGAGTTGGCAGTATATCTGTCAGAGAAGAGTGGCGAGACAATAACACGTTCAAAGCAGTTCATTGACGATTTCGTTGACGTGATGGCGGATGTCCTTTCATGTGGCAAGGAAATCAATCTCCGTGATAGCTTTAAGCTAAAGGTCATTGAACGCAAACCGAAGAAAGCGTACGATTTCACAAACAAGACAACGATTGACGTGCCTGCAAAAAAGGTATTGAAGTTCGTTGCAGGTAAAGACTTTGAGGAAAGGGTATTGGGATGCAGGAAGTAAAGATTGTTCTTGAAGGCGGTGTTATGCCGAAGAAAGCAACAGAAGGTGCTGCATGCTATGACCTTTACGTCCCAGAGGATTTTATATTGAGACGTGGTAGGCAGATAGTGCCGCTTGGCTTCCGTTTACAGTTGCTCAAAAATATGGCAGCCATTGTGAAGTCAAGGAGTGGCTTTGCGTCAAATGGTATTGAGGTAATGTACGAGCAGCTATGTGAGTTATACAAAAAGCGTCTTGATGCAGATGTGTTACTCGGCACGGTAGACAGTGATTACACGGGTATTGTCGGTGTGATTATTGATGTTCATGAGGAGTTGTTGGTACACACGTTTATCGCAAAGGGAACACGCATTGCACAAATGCAGATTGTCGAAGTACCTGAAACAGAGTTCAAGCAAGTTGATAGCCTTGATGAAACAGAGCGTGGCGATGGTGGCTTTGGTCATACAGGCGTAAAGGAGATTGTTAAACAGAGTGAGAAACCGAAGAAGAAAGCAGGCAGACCACGTAAAAAGTAAAGTGTTATGGATAAGGTTAAGTGTAATATTGAGATTGAAGTAGACAGAGGATTGTTCTATGCAATATCGGCATTAAGCGGACTTCCATTGAGTGAAGATACCCTTGATGCAATAATGAAGGGAGATTGTTACAGTATAAGTATTTCCGACTTGGAGATACCCAAGGAGCAGCGGAATGCACTTTCACTTGCTATGGCAGCAATCATATTAGGGAAACAGTTGAAAAAAGAGGAAAAGAAAGGAGGGAAATGATATGGCAAAGATACTTATTGGGATTGATCCGGGACGTGCAGGAGGTTTGGTATCTCTTGGTGAAAACGGCAAGACTTTGCAGGTCGTGAAGATGCCCGAAACGATGGGTGGTATTTTGCAGTTCTTTCAGCAGTACTCCGATGACGATGTTGTGTGCTATCTGGAGAGGGTTCACGCACGTCCCGGTGATGGCGCAGCAAGTATGTTCAAATTCGGTCAAGGCTTTGGCTGGCTTCAAATGGCATTGTTGGCAGCAAAGGTGAAGACCATTGAGGTTTTGCCAAACACGTGGATGCGTGGTCTTGGTATAAAGTCAAAGAAAAAGGACGAAACAAAGACTGCATACAAGAATCGTCTGAAATTCGTTGCCGAGCAGTTGTTCCCAGAGCAAAGGGTGACACTCTGGAATGCGGATGCTCTGTTAATCGCTCACGCTCTCTATGTCGCAGACAAAAAGGGAGAGATTAGCGCAAACTTGGAGGGTTGATTATGGCAGTAGAGAATGTAAATCACCCCTCACATTACAATCACGGCAAGTTAGAGTGCATTGATATTATGGAAGATGTGTTTGGTATTGACGAAACAAAAGCCTTCTGTAAACTCAATGCGTTCAAATACTTGGTGAGAGCCGAGTTAAAGGGCAAAGAGACAGAAGATATTGACAAGGCTATTTGGTACTTACAGAAGCATCAAGAACTTGCCAAAAGACGGGAAACAAACAAAATCATTGATAACGTTTAAGCAATGGAGAAGAAAGGATTAGAATTGGGTAAAATTTACCACGCAGGTAATTTTATCATCAAGAAGTTTACACGTACACTGACAAAGAAGCAGGTGCTTCAACTACGTGATGCAATGAATATCCCACGTGATGTTCAGAAGCATTTGGAGCGAAATGACATGCAGTTTATCAAGGCATCAACCATTAGTGGATCATGGAGCGTTGAATGGGTGTTTGGTATGTCATTCTTTGGGGCGATTGACGAAATGCCTGTAAACGAAAATGGAGAGTTCTACGGGACCGCACTTGATAACCTTACAATGATACTCACGTGCATGTTTGCCGATACATCTGTCGTTGGCGATATGGAGTACATGATAGAGAAGCAGAAACTCATGCACAAGTATTTCGACCGCAAAGCAAATAAGGGTGAAATGACCGATGAGGAAATCAAGGAGAGTGAAAAAGCCGCCGATGAAGTTCTCAAAAACGAAGAACACAAGGCAACATTAATAAACATGTCAAAGGAGGTGGAAAATGGAAGCAATGAATAGAGTGATTGATGAGTTGCAGGACTATGTGAAACTGCAAGATGCACTTTTCGTAATCGAACAAGCGTTGGAAACGGGCGAGCTTCCTGCAATCACACCAACGTTTCATGATAGTGCGATTGCGTATGAACTGGAGAAGATCCTCAATATGATTGACGGATTGACCAACAAAAAGTAATCTAACAAAACAAAACGGAGAGCCGTTCTCTCGAATGACTCTCCTTATTTACCAATAAAATTTTAAGAATTATGTACGAATTAAGATAACACCGTATATAACGGACGTTTCGTTTACGCACAAAATCAAATTTGCTTGCAAAGATAAGACTTTCACTCTCATTACCACCTTAATTTGTGTTAAAAATAGAGGTGCTACAAAAAATGTGTAGTAAATGTTTGGTACTACATAAAATATGTAGTATCTTTGTGGTACAAAAGTCCTACATACCACACTTAAGGGGCAAGGCTTATAAGATACTTCATATCTAATTTAAAATAAGACGAGGTTGTTAAACGGAAGTGTGGTTCGTTTAATGACCTCAAACTTTTTTAGGACAGATGAAATATATTAGAAGATCATTGATAAATGAATGTTTCGGCAACAAAGAGTTGCTGAAAGCACTCGCAATGGCGTATCTAATCAAGCATCGCACAAAGTCCTCAAACATCCGTCATTATTCAATTAATCTTATTCACTCCATTACGGGTATTCATGCCGTCACAATCAGAAAGAGATTGCAGGCATTGAAAGAATATGGACTTATCCTTATCGAAAAGGACAATCTCATCATTCGTTCAACCGTCAGCAAGCACTCAAAAAGAAACATGAATATTGGTCGAATGGATTTCACAAACGTAAAGACCGTTGAGAGGTCATTGCAGGCGTTGCAGGTCGTTTTCATGCAACAACGTAAGGATTTCTGTAAGCATACTATTCACAACGCTCATAACGGCTCTAATCCAAAGAAGATTAAAGCTGCGAGAAAAGCATGTCGGAAGTATGGTTTTGGAGATAAATACGTTGAACGTGGATTATCGTATGCAACAATGGCAAAGAAACTCGGACTGTCCGTTGCAACTACATTCAGTGTTGTTAAGCATGGAATCGTGAGAAAGTACTTTAAGAAGTTTACTCATTTCGTAGGAACTTTCCTTAAAGGTGTCTGTCGTATGGATATTCAAGGATATACATTCACGACAACGAACTATGGATTCCAAGTACAAGCAAACACATACAAGGTTGGCTACAGATGGACGTAGTATAGCATGGTAACATATAGATTATAAAAAATGAAGACTAAAACTAATAAATATAGGAGGTAGAAATGAAAACAAATCAGATTATGATTCGTCCAATGGGTCAATTCAATGCAGTACAGAGGACAAAAGATGGTTTCTTTGATGGTGCAGACTTATTACGCCAATGGAATAGCATTGAGGGCAATCCTCGAAGAAGAATGTCAGAGTTTCTTGAAAGTCCCAAGGTAAAAGACTTTATGGATGCCCTTGTCGAAGATGAAAGTCATAGACGGAAAACCGACATTGCTGAAAATCAGTTAATTACAAAAGTAAATGGCAAATTAACTAAATGCGGCAGGACGCCTGATAAAATATGGATGAACCCAATATTGTTTTTAAAGTTTGCTATGTGGATAAATCCTCGCTTTGAGGTACAAGTTATACGCTTTGTTTATGATCACATGATTGAATATCGTAATGAGGCTGGTGACGCTTATAAGGAACTATGTACCGCAATATCTAAAATTGTAGGTAAAGGTTTTCTTCGTGTTGCTATTTCAAATATAGCCAAAGCCATTAATTGGGTAGTATTTAATAATCATGAGGTGATGATTAGGAACAAAGAAGGCATTGAAGATAAGATGAAAGAGTTATTCAGCGCAGAAAAGACAGTTGCAATGCTTATCAACGATGGTTTCCTTTGTTCTTACGAAGGAGTAATTGATTATCTCCGTAAAAAATGGAGTGAAAAATGGGCACCAAAAGTACTCACGAGTAAGTAAGCTATATGAGACGTAACTACTTTGAGAACAAGCAGGTCGAGCAAAATCGAGTTGATTGCAATGATATTGGTTTGAAGGATATGTATATATATCACCAATTGACATTCCTCACCATAAGACAAAGAAAAGCAGATGCCTTCTTTGATGCAACAGATCTTTTGGAACAGTATAACCATATCATTGAGCAGGTTAATAATAGCGATATGCCGCGCTTCAATAAAAAGCAAAATTCTCATAATAAGATTGAAGATTTCTTTGAATGGGAAGTCTACAAAAAAAGAATAAAAGAGGATTATTATGTTTTTGGTGTGTACGATGATAGCTACTTCATTAAAACATCGAAAGACGGAGACGATGTTAAAGTGTGGCTTCATGCTACTATGATTGACATTTATCTTAGGTGGATGCGTACACTAATGGTTGATTTTGTCATATTCATATTCTGTGGGGATATTAGTCTTGCGAAGAATGCACTGTGTGAACAAAGGAAGCTATGCAACAAGGGTAGGGAAATTTATTAGAATAACTGTTATGAGACGCATATATTTTGAAAACTGGTTATTGACGGAACTCGGCTTTCGTTTGATAGATGAGGAGCAAGGCGTGAGAACGTATGCAAAATACGATGGCGAGGTGTGTGGCTACCCTATAAGCCTTATGGAAGTGGCAACATCAATGCGCTTCATCCATATTACACTTAAACTTGACAAAAAACATTGGACGTTCTGGAAGGCATCGTGGATAAGGAGTGAAATATCGAAGGCAGAAGATGTTGAAGCTATATTCAAGGTGTTTTTCAAAGAGAACAGAAAAGAAATTAACAAATATCTAAAAGTTGTAGAAAAATGAAGAATGAAACAAAATTAAAAAAGGTGATTGCGTTTTTGGAAGAAAACAATATCAAGTATAGACAACGTAAGAACGTATGGGACGGTCACAGTGATATTTTCTTGCCCGACACGAGGGTTGCTATCAAAATTGATGGAGAAGATAGGGAACGCTTTTACAAAACGCACAAGGGTAGAAGCTATCCGGTGTTTATCCGTGATGAAGATTCTCCAAAGTTCGTGTTGGAGAAGATCCAAAATACAATCGTCAAGTCAATGATGAAAGAGCAGGAATTGTTGATGCGCAAGAAACAAAAAGAAGAAAACAGACGCATTAACGCAGAGCAGATGAAGTTGTGTGCTGAAAGAAAAGCCGCAAAGGCTGCAATGGAAGCAAGGAAGGCTGCAAGGAGAGGGGATAGAAGATATGGCACTAAGTGAAAAAGAACGAAGCATATTATTCGCAAGCAAACGGGCGCAGGCGCAGATTAACGCTGCCGATCATGTGACAAATATCCTTTGGAAGACGTCTGAAAATATTGTTAAGGCAGCGAGGAAATACAGACCTTACTATCAGAGTAAAACAATGTCGGATGTTGCTCAATACGAAAAAGAAGCACGTGAGATTGCTGCCAACGCAGAGAAAACTATTGAGAAGTATGTAGAAGCCTATTCACAAGCAGGTGGCAGGGTGTTGAGGATTGACACCAAAGAACTTGTAAGCAACTACCTAAAGCAGGAAGTGTTTGGTAAGACATACATGCAACGCAATAGCGAGTACCTAAGCGACTTTGCAGAGGATATAGTAAAGTTGGTCAAAGCAGGTGTCACTTTGCGTTATGACGAAAAAAGGATCATCAACGCAGTGCGCAGCTCATATAAGGACCCGTACACTCGCTCGTTAATGTCGAAAGCAGCAAAAGCTGAAAATAAAGCAGTAGAAATTCCACACCGAGGAAAAGGTATTTACGCTGCATCGTATGAGAATATTATACGAAATGTGCAGAATACAATAGGACTTGCATGGACACAGACGGAAAAGCAATATGGCGGAAATAATGGAGCGATAGGTTTTTATGTTCATAGAGCATCGTCTATTCCGTGTAGTATATGTGATGAGCATATCGGTTGGCTACACAAGCTAACAGATCCAGCCCCAATGTATCACACCTCATGTAAGTGTATAGTGGAATACGTGTTCAAGGAGAATGATAAACCCCAATTAAAAGACCCAATTATTTAATCCGAAAACTAAAAAGAATAGATTATGGAAATTAAAAATTCAGAGAAAGTATTACGAATGTTGAAGATGAAGTCAAACATCGAAAATCTGCTCAACTACATCAATGAGCATGAGGATTGCACTGTCATCGTGTCCGCAAAGGCAAAGAACTTGAAAAACAAGTTCGTTTTCCTTGACGCAGAAGGTGTTGATGAGTTGTTAGGACTTCTGGACTCAATGTCGGAACGATTCGACACCAAATTGAAGGAACTGTAGTCGTTTAGCACGATTAATATTTTGCTTTATAATTATGAAACGAATAGTTGATTTATTTAAATCCAAAAAGCAGGAAAAGCCTTCGGTTGAAAAGTCACATCAATTATTGTGCGAAGCCTTCGGAAGGATGCTTAGGTACACTCGAGAAGTTCGTCAAGGTCCTTATAGGATTAATAATGATATTTGGTATGGTTAAATCTCATTACAGTATAGATTAACAAATACTTTTTGTTAGACATAAAAAGGGGAACATTTTAAGTGTCCCCTTTTTTATGCTTATTTCTTCTGATTCATTGCTTTGCCATTTTGCCAAATCAAGCAATCCTTACACGTCTTTGGATAATTGACGGGGAGGTAATAGTGGATAGTCGTATCTTCCTCCTTGATTTCGTCCTGCTTGATACGTGCATAGTCAGCGATCTTTGCCGTCATGTCGAGCCACTCCTTTGAGTTCGGCTTTACTAACTTACGTGCTTTAAGTAAATCCGACAATATAGCTTCCTTTGATGTCGCCTTTGCAAGTTCGTCTGTGGAGATTTCAGAAGCATCGCCCTTTCCCTCGTTTTCCTTCTTAATCTCCTCTATGAACTTTTGCACTCCATCAAGACTTTCAAGTTTCTGTTGTTCTGCTTTCAATCTGTTCTTGTCCCACGTCAAACCAGCATTCTGAAACGTCAAATTCCATGCATCATTGATACCAATACCTGCGGCTCTCATGGCGGCATAGCAAAGGTAACGAGCATCTTTAAGCCCGTATCCTGCCGCCTTGCGTTGAAATGTCTGTGTGAAAATTATTTCGCTCATAATGCTTTATTTTGTTTTTAGAGAATCCCAATTATTTTCACCTAAGAAATTCCTATTTTTGTCCCACGTTTTTCCTGACTTATTGGGTCTTCCTTTTTTACCTCCCTTTGGCTGATTAAGGTCGCTACCTCCCTTACCATGATTGATACGTGCGGCAGCTTCCTCTTGCTCAATGTTATTCTCTGTTTGGTTATCTTGCACCTCGATTTGAGTGAGCAAGTCCATTTGTTGTTTTTCTTTCTCTTCTGCAATGATGCGTGCATACTCATCATTCTTAGGGAAGTCCGGACAACGCTCGGAAGCGGTTTGTCGTGAGATAAATTTATTTTGCACCGCAGTTGCTAAATTTGTAATAATTTCAGTCGAATTACTGTGTATGTACGGCGAAATCCATGCATTAACAGGCAATTCTGAATATGTTGCAGTTTGATTTTCCTCAAAACCAATACCAAACTTAACCATCTTTGTGAGCATGTCAACGAATGGCTGCAATAACTGTGCATCATTCATTGCAATCTCCAATGCAGGGGAGTAGAGTAATTTGAGTGCAACCCCCGGCAAATCTCCAGATTTCAACTCTGGTGGCTTCACAGTGAACGACAACTCATAGATAAGGTCATACGATTTATCAAGTTGCGTTGCGAAAGCGTTTGAAGCGTCCGTTCCATTGAGGAATCCTGCTTCTGCGTCCTTGTCGTCCATTGTGACAAGTTTTGCAGCACCATTGCTATCACCGATAACGCTAATATCGTCACCTGATCCTTTCATATACATGATAGGGAACGCATACGCCTTGTTGTTTTCGCACAGATGGGAGAACGCTTCCTCGTAGTCCTCAATATTCTTCTGTACGGCATGCCAACATGGTCCATCCTCATTGCGTACATAAGCAACGGGAAGGAATGGGAATCCGTGTGGCTTTTTTGTGATGAGTTCAAACCCATTAAGGTCGAATATCTTTTTGAGGAATGCAGAAACGCCACTTTCGTTCACACCACGCTTGTAGCGATAGATGTTTGTGTCATCCCATACCTCAACGTATTCCGTTTTCTCTATGCCATCATCATCATAGTCGTAGTATTTACGTGCAAATAGTTCGAGTTCACCTGTGATAGAATCGAAATGAGGATAGAGAGTATCGCCATTCAGATAAGATAATGATTTTGCGCCAAACTTACCGTCATTGAAATATCCCACAACGGCAGCATCGCCTGTAATCATTAATGAACGGATAGCTTCAAAGTTTCTTATCTCCATGTTGGAAAGCAACCAACACTTCTTGAATTTGATAAGATTCTTTTGATATTCTTCCTCTTTGGATTTATCTAATGCCCCGTCAGCGATTTCAAACTGAACATCGTTTCCTGTAAGGTGAAGGATATGCTTTGTTGCTATCACCTGTTGGAACGCAAATGAGGTTCGAGTGATAGGTTGCTTATACCATTTATTATTTTCTGGGTTTAGCTTGTATATGTCGGGGTACTTGGTTTCGTCAAAGATAGCATGAGCAGACGGGTAATACTCACGTAAGAAGTCCGCTTGCGTCATAACGATTCTATACAAGTGGTCCTCTGGCATGGATATATCATCTGCATCATCCCTTCTTTCCTGTATGTTATGCTGCATGTACCCCTTTGGTGTAACTCGCCACCACGGCTTCTTTGTCAGCACCTCTCTGTAATTCACTGTTAAATCATCCATAATCCCTTAGCCTTTTTGTGTTTCTTTTTTGTTAACCTAAATATCTCTATGTAAAACCAACTCTCCCAAAAGTCAGGTGAGTGACCAACGTATTTCTTTGCAAGTTTCTTTGGTAGTAGCTTAAAACCTCTATCGGCTCCCACTTCGTCCCTTCTAAGCGATTTTCTCTCTTTCATTAGAATCTGTCTAAGAGGTAGGTTTTTGAATCCATTACCACTGAATTTCCTTTCAAGTAATGCTGGTTCGATAGAAATAGTCCTCTCCTTAATCTCTGTATAGAACATGAAAGCGCATTGTGATTTCAAGTCCTTATATAGATACTTGATACCTTCTTCCTCCTTCCTATCAAGAGCCACAGGGGCAGCTTGGTTGTTGAATGGTACTGCATCCGGAAAGAACCCCTTAAAGTACTGCCCGATACCTTGCATATCGTATGTGAAATTGCATTCTTCAACTCCCCATTCTCGGAGTTTGGATTGAACCACAGACACAATCGTTTTGGAATCTATACGCATTACCACAAGATCCTTCGTGTGTCTGCCTACCCAATGCCACATAACAAAGTTATCACCACCCGTAAAGGCAATATCGGCAGACGCACGATGCACTTCATCGTCAAGCTGCATGGAATTACCAAAGATGCCTTCCAAATCCTCTATTTTCACCATATCATCGCCTGCCGCTTTCCAGTTCCAGTTTGCTTCGAGGTCACGCATACGTTGTTCCTCGTCTTGTTGGGCAAGGTTGGCAATATATGAAGCGTCAGTGCTGATAAGCTTGATATTCTCTGACACGTCCGCACGAATGAATGTCACGGACTTGATGAACATATCAAGTTTCGTATAACCAAGGTCGCCATACTCGTCCTTCCAAAGAGAATCAATAATAGAAGAACATTGCTCGTAGACTTCTTGGCGAGTGTCACCCCAATAGATTTGGTCAGGCGTGTCGCCATCCATAAAACAGAATCTAACCTTGCAATCACGTTCTGGTATAATGTAGCCATCTTCGTCTACCCACCAATCAATAAACTTACGCACCCAACTTTCAGGGTCTGGGTTGCATGTTATCCAAAACCTATTGCGGATATGTGCTGCATTACGATTATTTGTAAGTAGATATTTGAATTTCTTGTATTCAACTTGCGTACCCTCATCAATGGCGATATAGGAATACTGACGACCTTGAAATCTGTCCTTGAAATCTTGGTATGCCCCAGTGTAATATGAGAATTTCAACCACCCTCCGTTTTGGAAATTCCACGTCATATCGTTCTGTGACTTGTTGTAAGTTCCAAATTGAGAGTACACCTTGTATGAATCCGAAATAAGAGAATCAAGGTCGTTCTTCTCCTTTCGTAGTATCAAACCATGAAAATCGGGATTGCGAATATCTTTGAGCGTTTCCATAAGGGCGGAGAAGGATTTCGAGCCACCTCTCGAACCTCCAACTACCTTAATATCAGCGTCTACGGAGAGTATTCTCTCTTGTGCGCCTTTCTGTGCTATGATTTTGAGTTTATCGGGAGATTTTCGGTCTAAATCACGCAAAGACTGAATATACTCTTGCGTATAAACAGTATCTCCTTTTGGTAAATTAAACCCTGAAATATTCTCAATCTTTGCCATGTAGTGAATCAATATACAATCTTTTATGCAAAAATATACATTTTTATTTGGAATATTCATTTTTTATGCATATTTTTGTTTGCAGAATTGTATATTTATACGATTTTTATATCGCAGGGTGGCGCAGAGGTAGCGTAGTTGGCTCATAACCAACAGGTCGGAGGTTCGATTCCTTCTCCTGCAACGATTAATCATTCAGGATAACCACTAATGGAAAGAGAAGAACTCAAAGAATTAGTAAACAAAAGTTTGGGAAGCACCCAGTTAAAACTTAGCGAGCGTACAATCAACGAGGAACTTGATGACGTTCTGGGCGATTTTGGAGATAACGAGGAAGCAAATGCCAAGTTGGTCGAAAGAGTTGCAAACCGATTGAAGCGAATAGACGGTAATCTCCACGCTGATGTCTCGAAAGAGGTAAAGGAGTATAAGGAGAACGCTGAAAAGAAGCAGAAAGAGGGAAATGAAGGCGGTTCTAAGAAGAACGAGAATAATGAGGGTAGCGAAAGCGAAATCATGAAGGAATTGAAAAACCTTAGAGCTGAACTTGATGAGGAACGTAACGCACGCAAGCAAGAGCAGACCGAGAGAGCGAAGCACGCTACAATGGATTCTGTCAGAAAAGGTCTTAGGGAGAAGTTTGAAAATGCAGGTTTGAAGATCAACGACTTTTTTGCCAAATCTGCCCTTTCAAAACTCGAAATTCCAAGTGAAAATGTCGATTTAAAATCTCTCGTTGAGAAAGCGGAGAGATTGTATAATGCAGACATCAAGGAAGCGGGAATTGAAATAGGTAAACCACATGCAGGCGGCAATGGTGGTGGCAAGGAAGAAAAAGAAGATTGGAGCGATGTTAGTGGCATCGTGGGACGACACAACCCAAAGACCGAATAACAAGTATTCAGTTTAACAATTAACATTAATCGAAATGACAGAACTTGATTTTTATCAGCAAAGGATTCTCAATGCGGGAGTTTTCCAAGGCACTGTACTGATTCAGGCTCATGGCGAGATTGGCGGCAGTCGTAACGTATTCGTTAAGTTGCAGTCAAGCGCAAAGAACGGGTTGGTTTACCCAACAGTCGGTGGAGTTCTCGTAAATCCTTTTAAGGGCAATGCAAAGATTTATGCAGGTGACCTTTTAGAGTATAATCCGGGTATCGAGGGTGATACTGGTGCTACTATTAAGATTATGAAGACTTACGAGGTGGCTAAGGCTGCATCAACAACCGAAGTCCTCATTAAGCGTGACGGATTCCGTCATATCCCATTCGTTGGTGACATTCTCATGGTTGCACCAAACACTCTTACGGGTACAGGTACAGGTGTTACCGTTACCGCAGTTGAAGCAACGAAGGACAACACCGCAGGTGATGTTTGGAAGTTAACTGTTAGTGCGGCCGTTACCGCTGCCGTTGGAGCAGTTCTCGTGGAAGCAGACAAGGCTGGTGCAGGCGCTAAGGCTATCGTCTCCAACCCTAACTGTTATGCACCTTCTGACTTTGATTTTGCGTACAACCCTGCTGCAACAAACAACGACTTTGACGGTGCACGCTATCTGTTCACCCCATGTCTTGCCAATGCGAGCACTGTGCTTTACAAAGCAAAGATGTCTCCAATGCCAGCAAGTGTTCTCGCACTGAACACAAGCAAGGTTGCAGGTTGGTTCTCACTCTAATGTTTCACACTTAAAAGGTATAACGAAATGGCAAAATACAATTTTGAAGATTCAAGATACGCAAAGTTCTTTGCAAGTCCGGAGAACAACCGTTTCTTGCAATCATTCCTTGATAACAGTGCTTTGTTCTACACCAACTATGGTTGGTATAAGACACAAGGTCGTAAGGCGGCAGCGGAAACACCTTCAAACGCAGACGGAACGGCAGTCTTCTCTGTAAAGTCTCGCAAGTTGCAAGCACCTCATTTGATGGATCTTCGAGCACCGCTTGGAGATAGCAACCAGACAGATGGCTCAACCGAGAAGTTCTACACCGCACCTATTCCTGACTTCATTGCAGAGGGTATTGTGGAAACCGCAGCAGAGCGTAACTATAAGGTGAGAATGTTTGAGCAGTTCGGTAACGATGCAGACATTGTTGCTACATACGTTGGCAAGTTGCAGGATAAGTTCAATGCAGTTGATGCAACCATGAACTTTATGACTGCACAGTTGATGACCACTGCGAAGATTGACTACACTGGTATTGGTCGCGGCATCCAACTTCCATTGCACAAGGCAGAAGTGCCAACAAGTAACTTCCTTAAGGCAGGCGTAAAGACTTGGGCTGACGCTGACTGTAAGTTGCTTACACAGATGCGAGTGTTAGAGGATAAGGTACGCCATCAGATGGGTGACTATGCAGGTCCAATGGTATGGCAGATGACTCGTAACGACTTCTATAACATCTTCTTGAAGAACAAGGAAGTTCGTGAGTTTGTTTCCAACTATCGCAAGCTGAACTATCTCGCTTCAACACAGGAAATTCCTGTTGTTGCATCAGAGTGGAATAAGGCAGTTGTTGACTTGGAGGGTGTTTCTCCTATCGAACTTGTTGTTGAGCAGGAAAGCAATAAAACTCACTCTAAGGAGGAAGTTGTTAAGGGTTGGAAGGATGGTACAGTTGTTCTCCGTCCAGCAGGCGATGCAGTTGAGTTTGAGTACAAGGCAATTCTTGATGAGCAGATGATCAAGCAGTTTGGTGCTAACGCCATTACGACTGTGTTCGGTCGTGGAAACGATGGCTTATCTCTCGTTGTTAATTCAACGATGGATAACGGTCGCTTCAAAGAGTGGCATACTGATGTTATGTTGTCAGCGTGTCCTGCTTTGATAGAGTTCCCTAACCACTACATCATCGACATTAACACCGCCGACTAACAATTAGATTGAACTTGTATGGAAGCAGTATCAGAAGTAGAAAAGACTTACACGGTTGAAGATTACATCCTTGCAAAGGTGAAGTTTGAAGTGCCTGTTGACGCACTCTATCCTATATTCGTTGATAGAGAGATTGAAGCCAAGACCCCTATGATGGATAGTGATAGAACAAAGGTGCGCCTCGCATATGCAGACTTACTGAAATGGATGATTCTCGGTCCGAGTAAAGTCAATAATACTTCTGATACTGATAATGGATGGACGCACTCGTCTGGCGGTTATCAGCTTACAAGTGATGACATTAAGGAGTTAAAAAACGAAGCTAATGCCATTTACAAGGAACTTGAACCGTCTTCTGTCTTTGGAAGAAAAACTACTTTTAAAATGAATAGCGGTGGAATCAAACGTGCCAATTCTGACATGGCTGGCAATCCTCTTCCGCACATCATTAGCTAAGAAGTAAGATTATGAGAAAGGAAGTTATAAGCAACCCTCGTTATCCTCACACGATTAAGATTGTGCGCATCTTGGAAAAGGTTGTGCCTGTTGAAAATGCGAGTGAGATTGAAAACGAGGACCCGTTTGCTTCAAATACGGCTTCTAATCCTCCAACCAAGACAGAGCGAGAAGAGGTCATTCTTTACGAAGGGTGCGGTCGCTCATTTACTGACACAACCACCAACGGCATGGGTAAGGTTGACATTAACAAGAGGAAGGCTTCGATTCCTGTCAGATATGACAAATGGGAAGCTGGTAGACAGCCACTTGATGGAGACACAATCTATGCTACTGTTGGAAACAACACCGAAGAAGGTCGTGTAAGGGACAGTGAACCCGACAACGATAGAACGATTGTTTATTGGGAACTTGTAAGAGTTTAGAGCATGGAAAGCTTAGCGGAACAATTTGAAAAGAGAATCTTTAAGCCGTTCAATGCGTATGCAGTTGAAAAGGCGAAGCAAGTTGTTGATGCGATTGCGGTAGAAGCCGTTGACGTTGCTATTGAGAGGCACAACCCCTATAGTGAGGAGGACTTCTATGACGTTACAGGTAACCTATTTACCTCTATAAGCGCAGCGGCTTACTACAAAGGTGTTCCATTCGCACTATACTCTGTGGGTGATACAGAAAAAGCACCATTAGGTAAAACCCTCACGAAAGGAATGAAAAAGTATCGCCCTTTTTATGCCGATAATGGTTCTTTTAAGGGAGGTCCTTTTGAAGCTTCAACGGGAAACAAACGTGTTTATGGTCCTACGGAATCAAAGAAAGCTCTAACGGATATGTTTAGCGGTATCCCCAAAACTCATACATGGGCAGTTAGGGTAGTTGCGGCCGTTCCTTACGCATTTAAGGCTCACAACCTTATGATCGCAATCAAAGACGAAGTGGCAAAACGAGCATCATCAAAGAAGATATGGTAAGCTTAAAGACATTATACTACGGTATTGCAAAAGCAGTGAGCGGTATCTGTGACAAGGGGTACTATCAAGATAGACCCGCTTCCGTTACAGATAGACCAGATAGCTATATAGTTGTCAGTCTTCCTTCTGCGGTTTACAATAACGAGTTGGGAGAGCGTGGCGAGTATAATGACTTTTCTACCACGGTTGTTCTTGAAGTTTACGTCAGAGATTTGGTGTCAGCAAGTAACCCTAACGGCATGGACATAAAAAAGATGGACGAAAAGGTGGATGCAGTTTTGAAGTTATTCCCCATCAATACTAAGGACTTTAAGATAAACAAGCCACAGATAACCCTACAGACGAGTGATAAGTCAGGATTCCATGTAACATTCATACAAGCACAATTAACCACTAAGTAACTTTAGTTTCACAATTAAAAGGATAACATTATGGCATTGAAAAAGAAAACCGAGTTGAAGGATATTTTTTCTGGACCTTCTTCTCTTATGTACCAAAAGGCAGCGATAGACCTTAGTAGCGCAACCGCTATTGCTCTCACACCCGAACTTGACATTCCTGTGAAGGTTGATTCCTTGAAGATTGAGCAGGGCGATCCATCATTGACCCACTACAAGGTAATCGGTATGAATGGCGATTGGCAGTCAACCGCAGAGATTGGCGACTTCGAGATTTCGTTCACCGTACCTACAAAGCATGCAGATGTTTTGAAGTGGGCGCATGGAGAGGGTGCCGTTAAGGACAACGTTCAGGCTACTATTGGTAGCACGAACTATAAGGGTCAGGCTCTCACTCCTACCAAGCACAAGATTACTGGTACGTTCATCATCGAGGACGATACACAGGAGAATATCATGATTCTTTCTGGTGTTGCCCTTTGGGCAAAGCCTTTGATGGATGACGGTAAGGTTTACGCTATCGGTCTTACAGGTACACTGGAGATTGGTGACAAGCCTTCTATCGCATGGTTGAAGAAAGCATAGGCTAATCTCAATAGGTATTAGGTTTTAGGATAACAACAACGCAGGGGCGGCTGGCTTTCAAAAAGAGCCGTCGCCCTTTATTAGTAAGAAAACATGACAAAGAAAGAAGTTGAACAACCAAGCATTGATTTACAGATTGCACTTGATGAGATTCTAAGTGAAACTCCTACGGAATACACCTTTAGAGGGAAGAAGAGGAAACTCGGATGGCTTCATAAAGGAACAACGAGGAAGTTTACTCATGTGGAACTAAAGGAGAAAAACGAGTGGAAGAAGCGTGTCAAACAGTGCGCTTTAGTGCAACTCAACAACATTTGGAAGATCCGCTTTTTCTATTGGCTTTTGTGGAGATACTACTATTACATCATTGACCTCGATGTTTGCGAAGTGCTTGGTGTGTTTGATGTCGCTAAAAAAAAAATACAATCAGCAGCATTTCAACTCACTACCATATTAGCGACCGCAATGACGGATGCGATGATGACGATGACAGAAGCAGAGCGTACCCAAGCAGGACAAGCTGGGGAGGGGCGCATAGCTTAGCAGAGAAGTTCAGCTTTCTTTTCGAGCGGCGTTTCGGTATTCGTGCATATGATTATTGGTGGGGGTACACATCAGCACAGATTGACCTCATGGCGATTGACCAACCAACCATTGTCTATCCGAAAGATAATGATGGTAAGCACGCAAGTAAAGCCGAAATAGACGAACTAACAGAAGCATGGGAGAAAAAACACAAGCAATCAAGGGTAGGTAAGAAGATTTCTCTCAACGAGTATTTTGATAACGATATTACAAACACAGATAAAGGATAACGAGGTATGGCAGATGGGAATTTAGGAGATTTGATGTTTTCGCTTGGCGTTAAAGATAATGTCTCGCAAGAACTAAACAACATAATGAGAAAGTTTGTGAATATGGAAGCTTCTGTTAACAAGACGACAGATTCCATTCGCAGACTATCCACAAAACTGCGTGAAGCTAACGACTTGAATGGGGATGGTCCTTCTAAGGAAATGCTTAAGATGGCAGATGCCGTTGACGGAGCGGCGACAAAAGTTGTGCGCCTTAGAAGTGAAATAAGGAAGGTGTCCGAATCCATCAATCAAATCAAAGCCATCCCTAATTTTATGAAAGATGCGGACTTGATGTCTTCTCTTAATAAGCTTCAGGGATACTTGCGCACGCTTAATAGTATTGATGGTAGTAAACTCCTTGACGGTAATCGTGTCCAAGCCGTATTCTCGAATGGTGCACGTTCTATACAGGAAGCTAACGCTTCTTTAAAAGCGTATAAAGAAACGGCAAAGCAAGCAGAGAAAGCAGTTGAAGGTAATGCCCGTGCCGCACGAGATCTCGCCTCCGCTTTCCGACAAGCCAATGATGCAGCAAGCAAGACTTCTGGCATTATGAGTGATATGAAGAGTCTGCTTTTGCAAGGTGGTATCGTTTATGGCGCACAACAGTTTACTAATTCTATTATCCAGACTGGTGGTGAAATAGCGCAACAACACATTGCCTTGCGTAATATTATCGGTGACGCAAGGAAGGCAGATGAGTTGTTTGCTCAAACCCAACAGTTAGCACTTGAATCTCCATTTAAATTTGGAGAGTTAAACAGGGACGTTAAACAACTTGCCGCTTTTGGAGTTGAAGCAGATAACCTTTACGACACGACAAAACGCCTTGCCGATGTGGCATCTGGTCTTGGTGTTTCATTTGAGCGTCTTGGTCTTGCATATGGTCAGGTAAAATCAAGAAGTTGGCTTGACGGAAAGGAATTGCGTCAGTTCGCATACGCAGGACTTCCTTTGCTCCAGAAGATAACTGATCTGTACAATCAAACGGGAAAAGACGGAAAGAATAATTATACCACGAAGGATGTTCGTGATATGATAACCAAACGTCAAGTTTCTTTTGAGGACGTTGATTCCGTTATAAAGAAATTGACAGATGAGGGCGGTCAATTTTATAACATGCAGTACGTCCTCTCTGACACCCTGCTTGGTCGTTGGAACAAGCTTATTGATGCATGGGATATTATGCTTGGTAAGTTTGCCGATGGAAAGAGTATGGTCGGTGGATTCTTTATGACTGCTATCAATGGAGCCGTAACACTTGTACAGTCTATTGATAGGTTAGGACCTGTACTTCTCGCCGCTTTCTCCGGAGTTGCATTAATGAAATTAGGTTCTTCTCTCGGTGGTGGTCTCGCCGATTCTTTACTTTCTTCTAAACAATCGTTGGCAGCTAAGTATCAAGAAAAGGCGTTAACAGGGGAACTAAGTGCAGAGGAACAACGTATTCTCAGCACAAAAACTCAAATTACTGCAAAGGACTTGGAAACGCTTGCTACTACGAAAGCGATTACCATGGCGGATCTGCAACGTGCTTACGTTACTCGTCAGATAACAACCGAACAGTATAAGAGTATATCTGCACTATTAACACAACAAAGGCAGACCGTAACTCTGTCGGCTCGTATCACGGCTATGCGCATGCAAGTTCGCCAGATTTTTACCGCTAACTTCTGGCAGAATTTTGCAGCAAGGGGTATGGCTGCATGGAATCTCCTGAAGGTTGGAGCAGTCTCACTTGGACGCACGATATGGACTGCCATTGGTGGCTTACCGGGTCTTCTGATTACAGGTGCGTCCATGTTGTTTGCTAATTGGATGTCGGAAAGTGAAGAATTAAAGCAAACCGCAGATTCTATCGCACAGAATGCCAAGCAGACCTATGATGATTTGAGGAAGTATATTGACGAAAACCCAATAAACATCAAAGCCTCTATTTCTGATGTCGCTGACCAAATAAGCAAAGAAAAGGACATCCTTAAAGAGAAAGCAGGGTCTGGATATGATTCTATAATCTTAGATGTCAGCATAAAGGCAAATGGTGATCCGGGTAAGCAGTTGGAGTATTTACGTAAATATACAGAACTGTATGCTCGTGCAGCAGAAAAGGCGCAGACAATGAAGAACGTCTTTACAGATGCCGAAGATGCTTCAAAGGGGTGGTTCAGGGAATCTATACAGACAAACCTTGCTGACTTAGAAAAAAGCGCACAGAATCTTAGTCTTGTAACGTCCAAGTTGTCTATGCCACAGTTGGTAAAGGATGCACAAGAGTTAAAGAACGATAGTAGTGTTGATTATTCCTTTAGACAACTTGCAGATTCCATCCTTGAAGCTAATAAGCATGGTTTGAGTCTTGACCAAACGTTAGCTTTGATAAAAGGGAAACTATCTACGCTTGAAGGTAGCGTTCCTGCAAACATGCGAGATATGCCTTTGCTGCAATATACCTCCGCCGCAGCTGACGCTTTGAAGGACAGTAAGAATCTTGATGCGAACATTGCAGACTTTGCAAAAAGCCTTTCAGGTCAGTTCGAGAATATCGCCAAAGACCCGATGGAGCAAGCGACATACAATATCTTAAAGGATTCATGGAAGGCTGCCAACAACCTTGACGTTGTTCAAGGAGCGTACTTCGATATGAAGATGGATAAAGCGATGGGACTTAAAGAGTTCCCGTCACTCGCAGAAGATATGGCTAAGGATGCCGCAGGGCGTATTAGTGATACAACTCGCCGTATGCTTGCTTCGGGACAACCTTTGACAAAAGCTGCACAGGAAGATGTTCGCAGGGCTACCAATGATGCAATGAACCATTTCCGAGCAACATGGCCGGGAAACGCTAATGAAATACAGAATATCATAGGCAGTCGCAAATTCCACTTTAATGTTTACATGCATGTTGTGGGAGATCAATCTGTCACGCAAGGTGCTTTGGACGACTTCTATATGGGTAAACCCAAGTTTCAAGGTAATTCCTTGCTATTGCGTCCTGATTTCATGGGTTCACATCCACGTCAGTTCTCGCAGAATGGCGAAGCATATTACAAACAATGGTCGAATGGTGGAAGTTCACCTGATGAGGTTGAGAAAAAGGCAAAGGAAGCCGTTGATAAGAACTTGGAAATTTATCGTTCTGCGGTAAGACAGAGAGGTAAGGCGGCTTCGCAAGCATATTTAGAAGCACTTAGAAACTCCCAAGCAGCATTTAAGGAGGTTATCGGATATGCTTACGCTGGTGAAGCTACGGGAATATCTAAGAAGAACGATTCTAAAGCCGAAAAGGCTCGTAAAGCTGCGGAAGCTGCGGAGAGAAAGAGAAAGGCGGCGGCAGAAAAAGCCAAGCGTCAGTGGGAGGAACAACAAAGAAAGATACTTAAAGGTTGGCAGAATAGAAAGAAGCTACTCGAAGAATATTACGAAACATGGGAAAAGTGGCGTAAGATAGAGGGTAGGGAGGACGCAAAAAAACGTCTTCTCAATGACAAAAACTTTAAGTCTATCAGTTCGACATTTAAGAATCCATCGGATTTAGCAGGAAATTTAGAAAGACTTGTTGGTGAATACTCAAAACTTGCCAAAACAGAGGAGCAAAGGAATTTCCTCGCAGAAACAAGAGCCGAAGCGTCAAAGAAGGAAGCGGATATTGAGTACAAAAACGCCTCCGACAGAGTTGAAATGCTTGGCGAGGAACTTGACCTTTTATCGAAGCAGTATGACTTGTATCAAAGGCTATCGAAGGTTACATCAAGCTCAGTTGCTGCGGAGTTTTCTTTCGGGTCCTATGGTGTTTATCAAAAGGATAAGAGAAGTTATTATGGGTACTTGCGTGATAGGCTAAACTCAATTCAGGGAAATAAATTCTCTCCTAAGGGTTTCGTTAACAACGACATGCCCGTTTCGGAGAGGAATAAAAAGAGCCTTGATGAGCTTCGTGTGACCGCAGGTATCAAGAAAGTTGATTTCGGACCAGATGGATTAGAGGGAGTTTTAAAACTCACTGATAATCAGATTAAAGATAGGTTCGGTCAAGAATTATCCAAAATTCTTATTGATTTTAAGAAGGAAACGGATAAACTTGATGAGAAGATTGCAGACTCTCTCGTGCACGGCTTTGAGTATTTACAAAATTATCAGGCAGAGATTGATTCCATTAATCAGTCGTATGACGAGCAGATAGAACGTCTTGAAAAGCGTAATCAACTCGAAGAAGAAAACGCTAAATACATTTCTGACGAAGCTTTAAGAAAAGGCAAGATTCTGCTCGAGCAACAAAGAGGTAGAGATATAAGTAATGTTAATCTCGAAGCTGCAAAACACTCTGCGTCATATTACAATTTCTTTGGTGCGATAACAACGCTAAGCACAGATGAAGCGGAGAAATATGGTGCGACTATTAGGGATATTGTAAACAAGGCGTTCCAAAGTGGTGCTATTGACGCTCGTGAGTACACAAAGCAGATGAAGCAGATTAATGACCAAATGGAGAAACTTCATAATCGTCAGTCTGACTTCATAACCTACCTACAAGGTGGTCTTGATGCCGTTATACAGAAGTATAAGGAGCAAGGCGATGAAATGCAGAATAGATCCTCAAACGACTATGAGCAGGCGAGCAAGTATTTCCAGAACGCAAAGCTAAATGGCGACACCTCTGGTATGCAAATAGCGCAAAATCAGATGGGCAATGCCAAGATCATGGGTCAGCAAGGCGAAGCAATGTCTAAGATGGCTGGTGGAATGAAAGGCACTGTTAGCATGATAGACGCTATCGTTAACGGTATAAATAACGCCGTACAGAGCATGAAGAAATTTGTTGACCAGTTAGCGGAGGACTTTGATACGCTTGGTAAGGGTGGCGATGGTATTCGGGATAGTAAGGGTTACCAGTTTGTCAGTGGATTTAGTGAAGCTTCGCAAGGTGCGGCAGATGGATGGAACTCTCTCAAAAGCGGAAACGTTATGGGGGCGGTTACTGGTGTGTATCGTTCTTTTGCGGGTTGGTTCACGGGGACGGCACGTGCGAGGGACGCAAAACTTGATCGTCAGATACAGATTGCAGAAAGACAATTAAAGGCTCTTAGCAATCTTCAAAATTCTATTGAAAGGAATTTAAAGAAAACGCTTGGTGGAGTTTATAATTACAAGGCTGACAAGGATGATGTCAAGAAACTCAAAGAGGGTCTTGATAACTACTCTATGGCAAAGAGAGGTGTTGAGTATGGACACGATACTCGTCTTGCGAGCAAAGCAATTGGAGCCGGCGCAGGAATTGCAGTAGGGGCAGGCTCTGCCGCTTTATCCGGAGCGTTGTTGGGTTCTGCCGTTGGTCCTATTGGTGCGGCAGTAGGTGCCGTTGCGGGTGCTATTGTTGGTTTTATTGTCGGAGGTCTTTTCGGACACAAAAAGAAGAAGCACACTACTGTTTATAGCGAAGAAACAAACAAGGCAATGGAAAAAGCATATCGTACACAAACTTATTACGACCAACAGTTTGCAGTAATGAATATGCAACTTGACCAAACTAATGCAAAGATAGAAAGTGAGAAAAAAAAGAAGAAAAAAGACGAAGGGAAAATTAACGACTACGAAAGCCAAGTTGCGGAGTTAAGGTCTAATATCGCAACCTTTGCAATGGATATGGCAAAAAGCATCTATGATATTGATTTGAAGTCATGGGCAAAGGAACTTACAAACGCTGTCGTTGAAGCATGGAGCAAGGGTGAGGATGCGGCAAAAGCATATCACGATAAGGTGAGAGATTTAATGAAAACTCTCACGACAAATATACTTACGCAGAAGGTGATGGAAGCGATGCTCGGAAACACCGAAAAGCTTATAAAGAAAAAAATGACAGACAAGAGTGGTAAACTTGATGAAAATGACATCTTAGACCTTGCGGACATTATTGAAAAGGATGGTAAATCCGCAATTGAGAATATTACCAAAGTCTTTGAAGTGTTGAAATCAAAGGGGATGGATCTAACCCAAAATGGTTCAAGTTCTGTGGGTAATGGCATTAAATCTATTACAGAGGAGACTGCCGACATACTCGCCTCATATATTAATGCTATAAGGCTTGATGTATCGGTGGATAGAGTGAATATACAAAGGATTGCCGATGCAATGGCTTCAATGCCACAAATGAGCGATATTGCAAATTCGCAACTTGCCGAGTTGAGAGTTATTTCCATTAACACGCAAAAGAATGCAGAAAACACAGAGCGTATTCTATCCTTGTTTAGGGATATTACAACTCCGGGTATAAAAAAAGTAAATATTCATTAATAGCATTGGTTATGTTTAGAAGGAAAAATAAGTTGTCATGTGAATTGAAAGACGAGGGTCGTCAGTTGGGCATGTGTGATGATATTTATAATATTTGGAGTGGGTACGAATCGGTTGACGATTTGTGCCAACTCTATGCCGACAACATGGAGTTTATTATAAATCACCCAAATTGGCGATTGAACAAAACATTAAAGAAGTACGCAGGTGAAGAGATATTACACCGACACGGAATCTACATTGACGAGAAGTCTACGTTGGAAGATGTTGGCGATATGATTATCAATGGAAAATCAGATATATCACTCAAAATCAGTGATGGAAGTGCAGTGGAAATTTATGTGCGTGAAGATAGTAAACTTGATATTAAGCTAAGCAATGGATCTGTCGCTTACGTGAACGTGTATGATAATGCTCATCTTTCCGTAAAGACAGAGGAACAGTCTAAGTGTTTCGTTTACAAGTATGGCGGAACAGTAATGTCTTCGGAGGGCAATGTCACAATTAGAGGTAGAGAGAAACGTTAAAACAAAAGAGAGGACATATTCTATACGTGTCCTCTCTCTTTTATACTTATTGTCAACTCAATTTCTTTTATACCTATATTCGGGTGTTCCTGTAAGTCCTCCCTCGTAATTATATAGATATAGTTTTCCATCGCTTTTTATGTCACAGACGTATTTGTGGTTATCGTACTCTAACAAGACAATTCCCTTTTTGTAAACATATTGGTAATCATCCAATGATGGCTTGTACGTAAAAGTAGTGTAATCTTTATCTATCGTAATTGTATAAGGAAAGGTGTACCCTTTGTTGTTGTTAACAGAGTTGTTGGAGAAGGATAATTTGTAGTCCTTATCGTTGCCCCAATATGCTTCTTCTGCGTCATTCCATCCGACTTTTATGTATGGATTAGTAGTTTGTTCTCTGTAATATGATTCCAAGATCCAATTTCCGACAATTTGTGTCTTAACTCTATTGTAAGAAGCCACGAGGAGTTCACCCTCTCTGTTGCCGTCATCGTCATTGTCTGATGAGCATGAAGTGAATACTATCGCCATTGTTAGTATGGCAAGAAATAAAAATAAATACTTTCTCATAATTTACAGTTTTTAGTCTAATGTTAATATTTGTGCAAAGGTAATAAATATAAAACATAAAAGCAACAATTTTTGAATTAATTTAAACCGAACGCAAACCTCTGATGTGGTTTAAATTGCATAATTATACGTTTATTATTGTATAATTATGTAATAATTCGTATATTTGTAATCAAAAGAAAAGTGTTATGCAATACGAAAAAGTATATATTCAAAAGACGAAAGCGAACTCTCCCATAAAGGAGACTATTGCGGACTTTGATATTTACTGCGCTGATATGCCGTTTAAGCTATTTGCAGAAGCGAAAGACCCTTCTAAAAGAGATTGGTTCGATGAGCACGGCGAGGATGAGTACATCCCGAATGGGGGCATAAAGTTAAAGAGTTACACCATGGACGTTAAGTTCTGTTGTAAGGGTGAAAAATATTCCGCTAACGCTAAGATTCAAAAGTTTCTCAACTACCTCACTGGGTTAGACAACACGGGTGCGGAAATGATGATGTACTGTACGTGGACGAAGATAGGTCGCACGGGTATCCGTTTTGACAAATTAAGCGACAAGGCGGACTTGGTGAGGGATGAAGATGGTGATACACTTGTATTTACCGTAACGTTCAAAATTAATGATCCCGTGACCGACATTATCTTATCTTATGACACAAATAGGAGAATTGTTGGTTTAAAGAAAGCGTAGTTTATGAGTGAGTGGATAATTCGATATAGTGATGGCAGCGTCTTAAAAGACGAGAATGGGGTTCAAGTTTTAACAAAAGAACTTGAATATAGTGGTTCATGGATGGGGGAGTGCTTTGTTACCGTATCCTTTAAGAATCCGTGTCCTATATCGTTTAAGATTGGCGATTATTTGACTTACCGAGGGGAGGTTTTTGAAATCAACTACGACCCAGGTAAAATAAAGCAATCAAGGCGCAACGAATACGGAGAAGCATTCGTTTACGAAAACGTTAAATTCAACTCAAAGCAAGATGAGTTGGCGAGAACGGAGTTCCTTGATATTGTATTGCACGACAATAATATCCACTACACGGCACTTACCAAGTTCGCCTTCTACGTTTCAAGCCTTGACGATTTATTGGATCGTATCCAAGCTAACCTTAACGAACAGTGGGGTAGTGGTGCGTGGAAATTATATAGCCGAAATAGACTGCGTTCTGGGCAGCGTGGGTGTGACCTATCTGTTTGGGATAAGACCTATGGTAGTGGTATTGCGGATAACGTGATAGACTCTACATCTATTACGGCTGACAACTTGAACTGTTGGAGTGCATTGGCTCTGATAAATAGCCAATTCGATGTTAATTTCATTACCCGTGGACGTAGCGTTTTTATCGGAACGGCGGGACTTCCAACTTCACATATTTTTGAGTATGGCAAGGGTAATGGACTGTATATGATTGAGCAGAATGCTGATACAGAACAGTCCATAACAACACGTCTGCGTGCATACGGTTCAACTAAGAATATTCCTAACAGGTACTATGCTACGTTAAACTTGCAAGTCTATGGAACTATTACAAAGATAAAGACAAAACAGACGGGACTGTATAATAATACAGAGTTTGAACTGGACCTACCTTTCAAAGATTATTATTTCTTTAACGAACTCACGGCGTACAGTTCGAGCACTAATCGAATCTATTATGCTAAGATAAAGATAGGGGATAAGATTGTTAACGCACGTATGTTCAATAACAATGGGAAGACTCAAATATATTCCGAATACGTGCCAAACTCTACGGATCCAGATGATAATACGGATAAGACCGCAATGCAACAGTTTATCAATTCTGTTGTTGTCGGTGCTAAGGTGTATTTCTTATCTGGAGTAAAGAAAGAGAGTTTCCCAGTAACGAGCAAAGATTACGCCACCGATAATCTGCCCAACAATATGGCGATTGATCGCCTTATGTTGCCAGGGTTTCCAAATAAGTCCTTAAAACAATGGTGGAGTGAGCAAAGTGAAGAAACAAAAAAGAGAATCTACCAAGGGGATAAATCTCACCTTTTCTCTGAAAACAAATATCGTCCTTTTATAGATTCCACTAACGTTAGCACAATAGGAGTTCGTCCAAACTCTGTCTATTTCGACACTAAGGATATTCAGAAAGGTATTGAGGAAATATATCCAACAATCGAAAAGGTTGAAATCAACGGCGTAAGGATTGACGAAGTTCTCTCCGCTAAGCAAATTGAGGACAATGGCGTTTTCAAGGATGGAGCAACAATACCAAACTTTAGTATATTCCTTAAAAAGGAGATAAATTTCGACATCAACGACCTTCTGAAAAACTCCACGGAGCAACCATATATCTGTATGAAAAACGGTATGTGTGGTGGTCGTCAGTTCAAGATTGCCTCGGCAAGGAAGCACGATGATAATACTTGGGAGTTAACTTGCGAAAGGGTGTTGGATGATAGCCTTAGTCTGTATTTCCCTTATAACGATTACCAAATTAAGCCAAATGATAGGTTTGTACTGATTGGTATTCCTTTGCCTGATTCTTATGTCGAAGCGGCTTCTATTAGGCTTCTGAAATACGCATTAGCGTTCCTTGATAAAAATGACTATACTCGCTACATATACTCTCCCAAGGTGGATGAGGTATATATGCAACGTCAGCACGATTCCGCTATTGCTGATAGCACGGGAGCCACTGTGTCTTTGCATGACACCATCAAGGAAGGCGACATCATGCAATTTGAAGATACGGATCTTCACATTGATGGGAAAGTGTCAATAGACCAACTAACCATAAGGGAAATGGATGGAAAGATACCTACCTACGAAGTTACGTTAAGGGAGGATAAATCCGTTGGCACGATTCAAAAGATACAAGAGAAAATCAATTCGCTTGAAAGTGGCAACGGTGGCGTAGCAGGTGATGGTGGCAATAACCTCACCGTTCCACAGATCCAAAGGCTAATAGAATCTCTCGGAGCAAAACATTTTATTGATAAGTTAAGACCTGACACCGCCCAAGAGTTAATAACATTCTTAAAGGGTATCACTGTAGGTGAGAATGGATATGGGTTTAGTGAACTCGGAGAAGTGCTTGCTAATGTTGTTAAAAGCAGTGACTTCCACGCAGGGCTATTGGACGGTGCAGGCTTTGGAATATACAAAGACGAATACGGAAAGTCCATTGCAGAGGTTGATAAACTCAATGTAAGGCAGAAAGCAACCTTTTCAGCTTTGGAGTATAAACGCCTTGCATTCACAACGGGTGACGTTGGTTTTACCTCGGCAAGCGCACACCTTTACGGAGTTATCCCCCTTGACGACAAGGGAGCACCCATCGTGAACTCAACAACCTACTTCACATCAGCAGGCAGGCAGGTACTTGTTAACAACGCTCTTCTATCCTATAGCGTCAATTCAGGTGGTAAGACTGTAAGTGCATACCGTTGTTACTTCCTCGCTGATGATGGAGATAAGCGTATCAGTAACGATTGGAGGTTAGGCGACCAAGCCATGTGCAAGACTGACAATCTTATATCACGCACAACAAGCGGTGCAGCTAACAGATACTATTGGCGATTGGTGGTTAACAAAGGTTCTGAAACGATAAACGGGAAGATGTATCACTTCATTGACCTTTCAAACGTTCGTGGCAGTGTTAACATTTCAGATGCAGTCCTACAGAGAGGCTTTATCTGTGTGGGTTATGATACAAGCGTGGAGAACGATGTACCAATGGCAGAAGATGACCTTATACAGTTGGGAAGTCAGACAGACACCGACAGACAAGGTGCAGTAATCGTATATGTTTCAGAAAATAGCAGGATCGTGATGTATGCAGGCATTAACGATTACAACCTTACTACACACATTGTAAGTGAGTTTTCTCCAAAGGGGTCAACGGTGCGTTCAGATAAGTTCACTGTAATATCAGGAGCAGGCACGGGAGTAAGTGCACCGATAGTCTGTGATAGAGGACAGTGGGTCAGCGGAACAGTAGCAGGGCATTACGACAGATTCTCTTATAACGGCTCGCTATGGCTCTGTAACGTGGGTATCGGTCAGACCACCAATGAAGCACCATCCGAAACGAGTACTAAGTGGATAAAGCAGGTATCAGAGGGTGAAGCCTATAGCCTCGAAGTGACTATCGAAAGCGGAGCAATATACAATTCACAAGGTAGCGTTGTTCTGTTAGCGACATACAGGAAAGGGAATGTTGATATTTCCAATACCATACCTAATACGGCATGGTCGTGGATACGCACAAGCGGACAGAACACGGATACGGCATGGAACAACGCACATAAGAAAGTAGGAAGAAGAATAACAGTAACCGCAGCAGAGGTGCTTACAACGGCATACTTTGACTGCATAATAGAGGAATAACACATGGGAATAAGAGCAAGAGGGGGTATACCCCTCCACAACGTGAAAAACGGTGCAGACGCAGAATACTATCGTTTGCAGCCACAGAGTGAAAAAGCAGTCGTTGGAGTGGACAACGCACTGTATGTAACCCTTTCGTACATCATTGAGCATGTCAAGGGTGCGCAGGTGACAACGGAAGCAGGCAGCGCACAAGGCTATCACGTCACTGCACGCATGAACAACGGTGTAACTATCTCCATGACAAACGGAGCGGTGAACAGTGGTACGTACAAGTTAACGAACTACTCAAAGGCGCAGAATCGTCCTGACTATGTTATCATAGAACTAAAGGACAAGGCAAACAAGGTCGTTGACACACGCACGGCACAAATCATCATGGAATCATCTTCTTATGTTGACGTGGTGGGCGATTTACGTACAACGGTGTCGCAGCAAGGAGAGAGTATAACCACTATCAAGCAGACTGCTGACAGTATATCCCTTAAGGTGGACGGAATAAAGAATGGTGTAAAGAATCTCATTAAAGGAGGGCAACTGAATAGAACAATCAAGACGTACGGGATAGGAGGAGACGATGTAATGATACCTTTGAAGCCCGATACAGTTTATACACTGACAATTTGCGGACATACAAACAACATTACACGTGCTAATGGGCAGATGTTACGTGCTTATATATTCAGAAAGGATTGGGCTTGGTCTGCGAATACGGATATTGACAATAACTCAGATACCATATCGTCCATTACGTTCAGTATACCTTCAGACAAAGCATCTACCGATGGTATGTACAAGTTTGATGCTTACCCTTTTCCCGATAAAGAAAGTCAAAACGGCGAGGTAACAGTTAATTGGGTAACTGTCACAGAGGGTACGCAGGCGGCAGCCTCATGGATACCCGCAGATGGTGAAACGGGAGAGGACAAGGCAAAAGAGGTTGAGTTACGTCTTGAAAACGGTGAGTTCAGAGTGAAGTCTGACAAGACCGTTTTTGTTGATAATAGCGGAAAGGAAACTGTACTCATTCAGAACGGAAAACTGTGGGCAGGGTTAATTGACGCATTAGAGATAGTAACAAAAGGTTTAAAGGCAGGCAATATTGATGCAGGCAACGCCACTATAAGCAACCTACATGTTACGGGGAATAGTGTATTTGATGGAACTATTAATACAAGTGCGGGAAAACTTGCAGGATGGGAGATTGAGTACGGTGCGATTCACAACGAGAACGTTACGGAAACGCAAGGGGACGGAATATCAATAGGAACACACAGGCTTATATATAATACTGATAATGCACAAACGCAGGTAACGTTTGGTACAGTTCCTATTGTTTCGTACAACTTCAACTACATGGGAATTATCAAAACCTCGTCTATTAACTATCCGACAGTAGGTCTATGCGTTGATATTGCCCCCGATAGCAGAGGTGACTATGAAAACGTATCAGTTTACACCCCACACGGTTCGCACAAAGGGTTTAGGCGTTCGCTTCGTGTCATATCAGGAAATGATACTCTTACAACTGATGATAATGCGATACTTTTTGCAGGTGTGAATGACAGAAAATTAACATTACCTGCTGATGCAGAACACGGGCAGGAATACACTATATACAATGTCAGCACTACTAAGATTGTATTTGAAGTAGCGTCAAGAACGGATATAATAATGGACTTTGTGCGCCCCACGTCTTCTATTGGGCATGGACAAGACAGTTATCAAGGAATATACCATATAGTGTATAGCAGATACAGTAAGAAGTGGTTTATATACCTAACTTAAAGTAATAACAACAACACAAAAAAAGGAGTAATTATGAGAAAGTTTTTAGATGGAGTGTATCGGGTATTCTGTAAACTCGCAGAAGTAGGAAGTGACAAGTATCTGCACATGTTCGTGGGTCTTGTCGTATCAATGCTATCATGCAAAGCGTTGCATGCGCTTGGGTGTCTGCTCATCTTTGCGCTGATACCTGCATTTGTTGTCATGGTAGCAAAGGAGAGTGTGGATAAGTATTATCGCAAGGAGCCGTTCGATTGGTTGGACGTGTCAGCAGGCGTTCTCGGTGCGATAGTGGGTGTTTTTCTTTTCTTACTGTAAAGGAGGTGTATCTATGGATGTAATAGAGTTTCAGTTCACACCGCACTTCATGTACACAGTAGCTACACATCTGATAGTATGTGTGATAATGTGGGTACTTGTTTTCTGTGCCATCTTCGTTGACCTTTGGGACAGAATATACACACAGAAGAAATTGGGTAAACCCATTGATTCCCATAGCATGCGTAAGACACTTGGAAAGTTAGGAGAGTATTGGCGTGTATTACTTATTGCCTTTATCGTGGATGCAGTGGTGTTCATTGCCTGCACGCTATTGAATATTAAGACCATGCCTGCAATTACTATCTTAGTGTCTATAGGACTGCTTATCATTGAAGCAAAAAGCCTTATAGAGCATGCAAGGGAGCGAAAGAGCAAGATAAAGGACATACAGAATATTATACAATCTGTAGTTAAAGCGTCTTCGGATAAGGATGCAAAGAAAGTCATTGCCGCCGTTGCTGATTATATCGGAGGTGATAGTGACAAGGCAACTATTGAATAACTTAAAAAGATAACGATATGACAGAAGAAGAGAAAAGAGATATAGTGCAAGAGGTGCTAAAGGAGATTAGAGCACAGTCGCAGGACATCATGCTGCTGCCAAGTTCGGAAAATGTCAGTGAGTTTAAGTCCCTCCCCGTTGTAGCCACAGACGGGACGCTTAAGACGATGAACGCTGCACTGTTAAAGGGCGACAAAGGAGAACCGGGCAGCGATGGTAAAGACGGACGGTTCAGACTACAGAATCACGGTGCAAACGACATGACATTTGCACTCACACCGAATGTCATGCATGTGTGGGGTGTTGTGGATACTTTGAATCTCTCCCTTGCACCGAATGACAATAACGACTACACCGCTGAATACTGCTTTCAGTTCACTTGCCCTGCGGCGAGTGGTACACAATTAACGCTGCCAAGTTCTGTTAAATGGTTGGGTAACGTTTTTGCGCCTAAAAAGGGCAGACATATCAAGCGTGTATCATTAACGGATATTTGCTTATAGGAGGGACGCAATAATGATTTTATTTGAGAAACTACTTGCAAAAGATGCTAATACGTATATACATTTTAGTGATGAGAATGTAGAATCGTTTTGTGCTAACTTCGATAAAAACAACGATGGTCGTTTGTCTTATGATGAAGCGGCAAGCGTAACAGTAAACGAATTTAATAGCGCAAATTATAACAGTTCTAAAAGGTTAACGCTATTTGATGAGTTTCAATTCTTTACAGGGTTGTCAGAGGGCGTTGTAAATATGCAAAGGTTTGCGTTTAACAATGGAGGTGTTATAACAATTCCCAACATACCTATCTCTGTAAATAATTTGAGGTGTTCAACTATAACGGTACGTAATACGTTAAAAGGTTCTATTAGTGGAAACACCCTAATTTTAAAAGAGAAAGCGAACGTAAATTTAAGAACAGGCAGTTTTCAAAATTATGTGGTAGATGAGAACTGTGAAGCCTTTTGTAAGGTTGGCGATTTTATTTTATCAAAGGATAAGACACGTTTATTGGTTTCTGATTTGACAGGAGTACAAACAGTTATCCCTCAAACGGTGAAAAGGGTTGAAGATATGGCAATTTTAGGCTCTACCTTTACAAGCATAAAAGTGCCAAATAACGTGTCATATATTGGTTCGCACTTTAGCGGTATGAATATTGAAACCGTTGATATTGGCGAGAATGTCGAAGAAATTAGACATTACTTTTGCTATAACAACGCAAAAATGAAAAAGGTAATTTTTAGGGGGCGTGTAAAACGTTTTTTGGGTATTGGTTTTGATTGGATGAACAGATTTGCGCCTTTTACCATTTATGTGAGAAATGAAGATATAGAGTATTACAAATCTCTTTTCAGATCTCCATATAACACTTATGTTAAATCAATAGATGAAATGAAATGAAACAATACAAGAAAGGAAACGACACCTACAACGGTGTATATATCGAGGTAGGAGGGGTTAGAATTATCAACCCAACAGAAGACACGCTTAAAGCGAACGGCTATGATCAGGTAGAAACAGAAACGGCAGAGCAACTCCTGCAAGATGCGAAAGGCAGAAAAATTGCAGAACTTGACGTGTTCAATCAGTCATCAGAGGTAAACGACTTCACGTTTAAAGGCATACACACGTGGTTAACACCTTCAGAGCGTGCAAGCTATAATGTGAGCATTGCCGCTGCGGAAGCACTTGGCGAAACAACTATCACATTTGCCATTGCAGAACAACCTTTGACGATTGATATTCCAACGGCAAAGATTGTCCTTGCAAAGATTCAACGTTATGCAGATGCAACTTTCATGGTGACGGTCAAGCATAAGGCATCTATCGCATCTTTGTCGTCAATAGAGGAAGTTAACGCATACGATTTCACGAAAGGTTATCCCGAAAAGCTACAGTTATGAAAATAGCAGTACTTATAGCAAGCATTATCGGAAGCCTGCTACTAATGGGGTACACGATATTAATGGCGAAAAAGAAAGGCTGCCCACTGTGTAGTCTTTCTGAAACCTCCTACATTGTTAAATCTCCAAATGTATTCACGTTTATAATTGTCATGGGTACGTTTCTTATGACACCGCAGATGATTGTAAATACAAATGGTTGGGTAGGCTTTTTGGGCATTGTATTCCTTTTTGGAATGATGATGGTCGGAGCAAGTCCACACTATCGGACGATTGGCAAAGCACTTCACATGATAGGTGCTTTCACGGCAGCTATTTCCTCTCAACTCTTAATCGGAATTACTGATTATCGTTTTCTTGTCTTTTGGCTGATATACGGCATTATCTACCTTATCAGACGGAAGCGAAGTGTTCTATGGGAGGAAGGCGTGTGCTTTATTATTATTACAACATTTAATATTTTAGGATAATGGAAACAGTAACAGTAACACTTGGCGAACAAAGTCAAGGACATGAAGAGGGACTATCACGTATCAACTATAAGAGTGATTTCCCCCTCGCAGTAAAATTGGTTAAAAACGGACAACCCGTAGAATTCCCTGATTGCGATTTCTCAATCGCTGCAAAGACAGAAAACGGCTTTACAGTGTACAAGGCAGAGAGAAAAAACGGAGTATGTAAACATTGTAAGCAGGATGGCGATCGCCTGATTGTGTTCTTTGACAATCATGGGCTTGGTAAGGGACGTATTGAGGTGGAATGTGTCATTGACAACCCCGATGCAGACTACACGGAGGATGGCATACGTCAGGAGACGTACAAGGCAAAAGCACCTATCGTCCTTGTTGACGACAATGGCGATGCGCTCGACTTAAGACTACCCGAACCACGTGTGGTTGAGAAAGTAGTAGAGAAGATTGTGGAAAAAGAATCTCAGCTCACATCAGAAATAAAAGCACTTTCCGAAGCACCTGCCAAGATAATGGAAACTCACCCGATGGCGGCTGCCATGGACCTGTTTAATTCTGAAAGTAATATTTTGAACAACTTGGCGGCAGAAGAACTAAGCAAGTTCCCCGCAGACATATTACATGATGGTACTTTTGCTAATAAGGTATTAGAGGCATTAGGTTTAACTGATAGTACTCCCAAAGAAGTGCCATTGATTAAGCAGATAGGACTTGTTTCCTTACTAAGGGGGTATGCCCAATCAAACGGTATGGGCGTTCCGCTTAATTGCCAAATGTTATTTAGCGGCATCTATTTAAACAACCTAAGCCTTACGTTAAAAAGTCCAATGAATATTCGTGGTATGTTCATGATGTCTTATTTTGATCGATTGGACATTTATCTAACCGATGGGTTTGAAATAGCAAAGGACATGGATGTCGCCGTTAATAGCGATTCTTCTCACGAAGATTGGGTGAACTATCGCAATTCCGATGATAGCGATGAACTGACTTCTTATGAATATGGCGGGCATATTAGACTCCTTCATTTGAAGTTTGACCCTAACAAAATGGAGCACGTTATCACCTTTATCCGCAACTTAGGTCGTGGGTGTGTTAAACAAATATACTTAGAACCTACTGGGGATGTTGATACGGAACAATTCGCAAGGTGGCTCTTTGAAGCCATTAAGCCTTATACGGATAAGGAGAAAGCTATTAGTGACACAATTGGCGATGCGTATCTATGTCAACTAACACCAATAGGAACGAATTGGAGCAGACCTGAATTTGTGTATCCCGATTCGAGTGATGGTTTTAGGTCGAAAGGATATATAATTTAAGGCATTATGGCAAATTTCACAATAGGCGAATTAATTCAGTCCTCAACCGCAAGTCGGTTGGGGATTGACAACAACCCCACACCGACAGTAAGGGTACACTTAACGGAAACAATCACCCTTTTAGAGAGTATCCGTGCAGAGTGGGGAGATTACTGTGCAGAGCATTCACTCGGAACGCCTGCAATAAGGATAACAAGCGGATACAGAAGTCCTGAATTAAACAAAGCAGTGGGAGGAGTGAAGAACTCTGCACACGTGGCAGGCTATGCAGCAGACTTGCAGCCCGTCAACGGCAAGCAGGCAGAATTTGAAAAGTTCTTTGCAACGGTATTCTCATACATGGGGTATGGCTTTGACCAAATCATCATTGAGAAGTCGAAGACCGCACGATGGGTACACGTGGGTTACAAGCGCCCTGAAGACGGAAAGCAAAGACATCAGTGTTTTTCATTAAAGGTTTAAGGAGAAAAGACTATGAACGAAAAAGATTATGAAAAGAGCATAAGGGTGTTTGTCATATCCCTTATATCAGTGGTAGCGTTGCTTGTCATTGCTGCACTTATCCTCTGTGGGTGTTCGCATAAGGTGTACGTACCTGTGCAGTCTATTCACACAGATACGGTGTACATGGCAAAAAAGGATAGTGTTCACATCAAGGATAGTCTAATCTTAAGACAGATTGTAAACGTCCGTGATTCTGTAGCCATCCATGACAGTGTAGTGATAGTTAAGAACGAGCAGGGAGAAGTAAGGGAACGCCTTATTGTCCGTTATCGTGACCGATGGCATGCAACTGTGGATAACTTATCACTGCAACGACAGATTGACCGATACAGAGCAAGTAATGACAGTCTAAGGGCAATTAAGAGAGATTACATTGAAGTGCCTAAGGTTATAGAACGTGAACTCACTCGGTGGCAAAAGATAAAAATGGATGTCGGAGGTTGGGCAATAGGTGCGCTTTCCACTACTTTCTTAGCCGTTATAGCGTATGTTGTGGTGTGGCTACTTAAGAAGTACAGAAAGATATGACATAGGGATGTAAATTGTTCCCATTTTCGTTTGGAGAAAACAAATAAATTCACTATATTTGTAGGAGAAAACGAGAAGCAGAACTCTTTAATACTTAATTAGATTTGATTTAGGTTTTTAGTTATTATTAGGTAAGTGATTATTTTTAGGAGCAACCCCTACCATCCGAGAGGACAGTAGGGGTTTTTATCATGTCTATAAACGCAAAAAGGGAGCACCTATATGGCACTCCCTTTCATTTCCTGATACTTGGTAACAACGATGTCAAGTGGAACATTCATAAGATTGTTTGACCTTGCAAAGTGCATAAGGTCGTAAAAGTCTTGTTTGCTCATGCTATTTTGTTTTTAGTTAAACCTAACTCTTTGGCGAACTCACGAAGTTTTGTCAGTCCACAACCGATAGTGTCAGCGAGTTCTTTATTTGTTTTCGTCTGATAGTTTTCTTTCAGGAACTTGCGTTGATTGCCTGTGAGGATAAACTTCTTATGTTCTTCTTTGTCAAGTTTCAGGACGGCTTTATCTGCTTCGAGTGCTTCACGCGGGTTCAGTGCAAGTGCAGCTTCACCGCTTTCATATATTCCTTGCTCTGATACAAGCTTTGTTTCAATAATGTCGAAAGCCATTTTGCAGTTATTATCCTCATTGAGGTTAATATCCGCACAGTCTTTACATAACGCTTCCTCCACCTCTCTCCATGCGGAACGGACACCCGTAAGGCGTGCAGGTTGATACGTCAGTGCAAGATTGACGGGTGGACATGGTGGACAGTTCTCTATGAACTTATCAAATAACTCAACGGAATAATTAAGAAGTTCATAAACAAGTAT